CGATATTTGCATTACCTGTAACAGTTAATACACCACCTGTTACTAAATTAGCACCAGTTATGTTACCTGTAGCTGTAATTAGTCCAGCTGTACCAATATTACCAATATTAGCATTACTGGTAACACTTAATACACCACCTGTGACTAAGTTAGCACCTTGTATATTACCTGTTGCAGTAATTAATCCAGCTGTACCTATATTACCTATGTTAGCATTACCACTGACAGTTAATGTTGCACTATTTGCAAGACCTGCTGTATTGAAATTACCTGCATTAACATTACCAGTTGCAGTTATTAATCCAGCTGTACCTATATTACCTATGTTAGCATTACCAGTAACATTTACTGTACCTGTAATATTAGCACCAGTGCCTGTCACAATAAGTGCTGTATTACCTGAAGAAGTTATATTTATATTACCATTTGCTATAGGAATTTCAACATTACTATTACCATTACTTATTCCTGTACCCGAAGGTAATCCAGTTAGTTGACTACCATTACCTAAAATAAAATTACCTGTAATATTACCAGTTGCACTTATTACCCCACCTGTAATGATATTACCACCTGTTATATTACCAGTAACGGTTACTAAACCACTAGTCCCTAAATTCCCAACGTTTGCATTACCTGTACTACTTAATGTTCCTGTTGCAATTAAATTACCTGCTTTATTGACACTAAATTTACTAGTACCACCGACTAAGGTGTTAATTAAAAGTGAATTTCCATCACTTGCTGTATCTGTAACTGCTAATTCAAATGCTGAAAACTGTACTGCTGAATTGTTCCATGTTTGTGAGGCCTGTATTGCATGTACATTTGTAGTATATGTTCCTGCAACAACGGCTAATCTTCCTGTGTTAACATTAGACTGTAAAATAGTTGCGCCATTTACAGTTAAAGTAGTTAGTGTACCTGTAGTTGTTATATTAGGTTGACTACCAGTAGTCAAAGTACCTGTAACATAATTTGCACTTACTAAATTACCACCAATAACATTACCAGTACCTACTAAAGTAATATTATCAACAGTTAGTGTATTAGTGCTGTCATTATAAGAAAATGCACTTTCTCCTGTATAAACAGCGGAACTATTATATTGTACTGCACCATTTGGACCACCAGGTGGTGTGCCTGCAAAGGCTGTAAAACTTAATCCACCACTACCGTCTGTTGTAAGCACTGTGGTTGGACTGCCACCAGAAATATGTAGATTAGCAACCGCACCCAATGTTACATTTGCACCTGAAAGTGTAACATTTCCTGATACTGTTAGATTTCCTGCTGTTGAAAGATTACCTGCTGTTACTGTCCCGTCAGCAGTTATTATACCAGTTGTACCTAAATTACCTACGTTTGAATTACCTGAACTACTTAATGTTGTAGAAAATAAACCAGTAGCGCCTAAGTTTCCTACGTTACTATTACCTGTTCCACTTATGTTGCCTACGAATAGTGATGCACTTATATTACCAACATTTGCATTTCCACTAACACTCAATGTACCAGTTACGTTAGCACCTGTGCTAGTAATATTTAAAACATCAACAACGCCACCAACACTTACAGTTACATTACCGCTTACCCCAACTATATCTACATTGCTTGTTCCATTTGAAATACTTGAAACACCTATATCACCTGCTTGCAGATTGCCTGTAACAGTAAGGTTGCCTATACTTGCATTACCAGTAACACTTAAATTCCCACTGTTAACGTTTCCAGTAGCAGTTATAAGACCTGCTGTACCAATGTTACCTATATTTGCATTACCAGTAACACTTAATACGCCACTGGTATCGATATTACCACCAGTTATGTTACCTGTAGCAGTGATTAATCCAGCAGTACCAATATTACCAATATTAGCATTACCAGTAACACTTAATACTCCACTTGTATTGATATTACCACCATCTATATTTCCAGTGGCTGTTATTAGTCCAGCCGTACCAATGTTACCTATATTTGCATTACCAGTAACACTTAGTACACCAGCTGTGACTAAGTTCCCCCCAGTTATATTTCCTGTAGCAGTGATTAATCCAGCAGTGCCAATGTTACCTATATTTGCATTACCTGTTACACTTAGTACACCACTTGTAACTAAATTAGCACCAGTTATATTTCCTGTAGCAGTGATAAGACCGGCTGTTCCGATATTACCTATGTTTGCATTACCAGTAACACTAAGTGTGGCAATATTTGCAACACCTGCTGTATTGATATTACCACCATCTATATTTCCAGTAGCAGTAATTAATCCAGCTGTACCAATGTTACCGATATTAGCATTACCATTAACACTCAATGTGGCACTATTTGCAACACCTGCTGTATTGATATTACCACCAGTTATATTTCCTGTAGCAATGATAAGCCCAGCTGTACCAATGTTACCGATATTAGCATTTCCTGTTACACTTAATACACCACCTGTCACTAAGTTACCACCAGTTACATTGCCTGTAGCAGTAATTAATCCAGCTGTACCAATGTTACCGATATTAGCATTACCTGTAGCACTAAAGTTATTAACTGTAACATTGCCTGTCAAAGAAATATTTCCTGCAATATTAGCATTACCTGTTACAACTATTTCACCGCTTACACCTAAATTGCCAACGTTACTATTGCCTACTACTGTTAAGGTACCTTGGACATTTGCATATCCTGCTAAATTTATATTTGAAACATTCGATATATTTGCTGGTAAATCTATCCAAAGAGTTTGTGAACTTTGTGTTATTGTTGTATCAGTATTTCCGTTAGCATCACGACCAATACTTAGTGTACTTGTATGTACTTGTAACGTCGCAATATTAGCGGTTACGATTACATTTCCTGTAGGTTGACTTACAGTTATACCTGCGCCAGGTGTTTTGTTAATGCTAGAAACCGCTGCTGTTTCAACACCCGCATATACTTCAGTAAAATTTTGTTGTACTTTTTGAAATGCGGTTCTAATAGCATCGGCATCTGGATCGTCTGGAAAACTACCAAAATCAATATTTCTTTGGGCCATATCTATTCTACCTTATTTTGTATTTATCGTTAATTATATAAACATATAGACCAAAAAAAACCCGACTATATAGTCGGGTTTTCTTAATTAAAGGTAAATTTAAATTCCAGCTAGTTTTTTCCAAGCACTTATATCTTCATAACCTGTTCTAGCGTCTTGACCTGGTATAACTGGTATAGTTGTTTGACCTGTTGCTTTAGGTTTATTTAATCCACCAGCAATAATTTTAGTCATAAATTCTATATCTTCTTCAAAACTTGCATCTGTTCCTTTTCCTGGACCTTTACCTACTTGATTAGCCCATTCTTTTAATTCATCTGCTCTTGCTAATGCTTCATCTTCCTCTGCTTCAGCGTTTTCATCTGCTGAAGTTTCTGCTTCATCACTATCAGGAGGGTTATCTTCTGCTACTTCTTCTTCCTCTTGACCATATGATTCATCTTCGTCAACTACAGCTTCCTCATCACATTGACAATCACTTTCCATATAACCGCATTCATTACATTCGTCTTCATGTCCATGGTCGTCATGGTGTTCCTCATCACGATAATCCCCGTCATCACCTTGGTCCATACCTGATAATTTTTTCATTATACTCATCATACCATCATGATCATCAACAACTTCAATGTCACCATGTGCATGTTTAGGTGTTTCGCCAGTTGGAGCACCATAGTTACTATGATTCTCATCACCAAATAATCCTAAGCCAGTTTGTTTTATAAAACTTAACAATTTTTCAGCTTCACTGTCTTGTGCGCTTACTGTAACACTATCTGGTGCACCTTGATTACCTTTGCTAATTGAAACACTCATACCTTCTTCAACTACTTCCCCTTCTGTTAATAAATCATGTAGTTGTTTATCTAATGATTCAAAAGCTAAACTAGTTTCTAAAACATCTTTGTCATACATTGTTTGACCGAATGCTTTAAATGTAGGACCTGGTGTTTTGATTGCTTGTTGCTTCATATATGAAGTTTTATCCATTTCATCCAAATCATCTTCCATTGCAGCATGAGCCATACCAGACATTGTTGAAGGTGGCATGACTGGGGCTGTTTCATATACACCTTGACCATAACATTCATCAAGACCTTCTTTAAATCCATCATGGTAAGCTTTTGCTTCTTCCATGTCTTCATATCTGCAATTATAAGCTTCTTTAGCTAAAGCATGTGCTTTACCCATTAATCTTGCCGAAGAATGTCTGTGCATACTTTCATTAACTTTCTTTTTCTTATCCTTCTTTTCATCATACTCAATGTCTTTGGCAACTTTTTTACCAGCCTTTTCTGCCTTCTCATCTTCTGCACCGCGCTTTTTGCCATGAATACCATCTTTTTTCTTTTCATCGTATTCGATATCTTTTGTAACCTTTTCACCTGCTTTTTCTGCTTTATTGTCAGCCTTGGCACGGCCTTCAAATGTTGTTTGACTACGCCCAGCACCTAAACCAGCACCCAGGTCAGCATCATCACTTGGACGCTCTGCTTCATTTACACCTTTACGTAGTTTCGCCAATACAGCACCTGCAACACGTTCACCTGCTGCCTTAGAACCATAACGTTCACCTGCATCTTTAGCAATCTTGCCAAATGCCTTACCTGGTTTGCCAATGTCTTTACCGGCACGTGCTTTCTTAGCACTATAATCATCGCTGCCTTCTTCCATCTTGCCTGGCATTTGTACTTCACCTTGTGCCATTGATTTTTGCATAGCAGCAATTTTATCTGCTCTACCTGTTGCAACTACTTTTTGTGTGGCAGGATCAACTAGTTGACTTGCGCCTGGCATTGGCTTAACTTGTAATGCCTGACCAGGCGTAGCTTCTTTTATTAACCTTTCTTGGTCAATTTGATCAAAGAATTCTTTTAGACTATGTTTTTTACTTGGTAAGTTTTTCAATTCTTTACTTGGCTTTTTAGGCACATTACCTACAATAAAGCTTTGTAAATTTTTGCTAGCTTCTTCTTTGTCTTTTTGTTTTTTCTTTTCTGCTGGACTACTTACATGTGCACCAGTTTTTGCTGGACGGCCACGACTACGTTTTTCTTGAGGTTTCTTGGCATCTTTATCGCCATCTTTCTCTTCACCTTCTTCGTCAGTGTCATACTTACGACCATAGCCGCCTGGTTCTGCTTTGTGAACACGACCTTTTTCTGTTTCTTTGGTAGCTTCACTAAGCATTGATAAAGTTTCTAACATGTCTTTAAAATTCATTTTATTAGTTCCTATTTTTAAGCACTAGCACCAGTTTTTGGTTTAGCAGGTCTAGTTATTTTACTCATTGGACTGTTAAGTCCTCTTGGATCATTTGCTAAATATGGTTTAAATGGGTCGAATGCATTTGGAGTCACTTTAGCATCAAATGGCATATCAATCTTATCATCTTTGGTCTGCTCTTTTATACTTGACAAATAACTATCACCATAAGCTTTACTGGCTTGTTTAGCAGCATCAGTAGTTTCCATTTCTTCGTGAGTCAATACTGGGCTATGCTTCATTTGATTATCATATTGTTCTGCCTCAGCATTCATACTATCATCAAAATTTGTAGAAATAACTCTAACCATGTTTACATTGTATCCGCATAATTGTGCTATTTGTTGTATCATAGGTTCTGTAGCTGGATATCTAAATTTTGCTTTCATAACCAAGACAGGTTGATTAGTAATACCTTGAAAGCCAAAAGGTGTTTTTTGAATTGGAGTGGTTACTGGTTCACTAAATTCAATAGGATCAAACTTTTTTAAATTAAATTTAAATAAATCCAAAAAGTTTTTATCTACCTCTCCGGCAATCTTAATCGTACAATTATAAGTATGTACACTTTCTGCGATATATTGTTTTAGGCTTTTCATTCTATAATCCTGTATTACGTATTTATCATTTGGTATCAGATTTTGGTGACAATATTTTTAACAATTCGTTTCTATCCAATAGTTTACCTTCTCCAATAGGTACAGATTCAATTTGTTTTTCTTTATGTTCACTTTTTTGATCAAGTGCTGCCTTTTTTAATTGTAGGTCAATCATTTTTAATTTCTTATTAATCTTAGCAGTTTTAGCAGTTATAGCATGTCCCAACATATTACCTGCTATTCCAAATATTTCAGCACTAAATCTACTATCAACTTGCATACCAAGGTCCATCAAATCTTTATAACTGTTTTGTGCTAATTCTGCTAAACCATCCATTTCTATATCACTTGCTTCAAGACCACGTACTTGTGGTAAAGCATTTTCTATTTTTTCTAAATTTGTATAAGCTTCTTTTGTAATTTCATGTGCAAGTGGAGCATTTAATTCATCAACATCATCATTTTCATTAGTTGACATTTCAAAAAGTTCTTCTAATTTTTTAGTCATTTATAATATCCAATGTAAACGGACTTTGCTTATACATCATTTCCATTAGCAAATTAAAATTATGATATGTAGTTTCAAGCATTAAATCACTGCGTAAACCATTGTTTTTATTTATTAAATTTTCAAAACTTAGGTCACTCAGCCTATCTATCTCCTCAACAACTTTTTTAATCCTTTCATCATAATCTAAAATGTTATCATAAGACTCGTCTATAAAAAAATCAAAAGTTTTAAAACCTAAGTCTTTTAAATATTTAAGTGTAAATGGTATACTTATAATAATAAAAGGCTTTCTATGAAAGATTGCTTTCCAAGTTTTTTCTGAAACAAACTCTAGATAATTAGTACCTTCATCGGTATAATCTACAAAAGTTTCAAAAATTATATTTATTTCGGAGTGATGATAAAAATACTGCAATGATAAAGGATATGGATTAGTTATTTCTTCATCCAATATACAAGGTAAAGTTTTTACCCATTCATTTATTTTATCACTCTTTTTGTTTATTTTAACAATATTTTCAACTAAATAATCTTCAACTGGTTCAGTACAATTTTTTCCATAATTTAGTGAAAAAGTATAATGAGTTTTATTTATAATATCTCTGTCCACTAATTCACATATAAATTTAAATCTTTTTTCAGTAAATCGTCTTATAAAACAAGAAAATATTTTAATATAATTGGCATCAAAATATTCATAATTTTTTTGATTTATTCCTAAACTTTCAGAAATTCTATCTACAATTGCTGTTTTATATTCATATAACCATTTATCCATGTAAGTCATATTAGCTTGAGGAAATGATTTTTTTGCTTTCGTTATATCTATTTTACTTTGTAATAATAAATAATGTGATTTTTGTACATCTATATCATTCACTATTTCACAAACTGCTAGTTCACGGTAATAATTTTTTGATGTAAATTTACTGTTTTGATCAATTGGCCAACATTTACTTGTGTTAAAATTCATTTCATCAATTATAGTTTCTTTTACATCAAAACATCGTAACATATTTCTTATAATATTTGAACCAAACCTATCATCAAAACAAATACCATTTAATACATAAATTAGTTTTTTATTTTTAATTTTTTTAATTTTTTCACATACTTCATCAGAGATTAACAAATTAGGCAAATATATAAGTGCTTTATCATTTACATATTCGTCGATGTTAACAAAATCTATTAAATTAACATTAAAAAAATATTTTAGATACGTGCTTTCGTCAGTAAAATGTTCAGGAGTAAAATATATTTTCATAAGAATATTTAGAAAATTTATTTTTTGTAAAATAAATCATTTTCACTTATAACACGAAAGGTATAACCTTGTGTTTTACAATATGCCATTGCACTTGCCCATTTGGCATGATTAATAGCAACGATTGCTCTATCTTTTGCACTAGCCACTTTACTTTCTATAATACTTTGTTTTTTAGGTTTAATTTCAACGACTTCAGCAAGTTGTTTACCATATCTATTTTGATAAACAACAAAAAAATCTGGAATATAATTGGCTATTTTTCCAGTCAATGGGTGCCTGTATGGTATAGCCATTGCCTCACTAGCCCAATGTAATACATTTTTATTATTGTCACAAAACATCATAAAGGTCATTTCCCATCCTGACCTATATTTTGGTTTATGTTTACCTATATATTTTTCAGGATTTTTAGGTGTATAAATGCCTTGCGCCCATTTTTTCATTACTGGACAACATTCCTAGCTACTGCTTGATTTGGTTGCGGTACTGCTCCTACACCATATAAACTTGTTCTTGATTTAAAACTGTTTAGGTAATAACATAATACTTTTGTTAATTCTAGTTTATTACCTGTTCCTTTTATTTGATCTAATAATACCAAAGCATCAATATTAGCCTCTTGTGCTATTCTAAAAAATACTGCTGTAAAGTTTTTTGCTATATTTTTCGTGTCACAAACACTTGTAAAATAACCATAAACAATATCATATTGGTCAGATGGTATAATAAGATTTTGACTATAAAAACTATCAAATATTCTTACAGTTTGATCTAAACTAGTTCTATTATCAATAATTTTTGCCATTTAATTTTACGTCCAATCTTCAGGTATGTAATTTACTTGTTTTCCTGCTGTGGTAATAGTACCTATATTTTGTGGTGCAGGACGTGCATTCGTGGGAGAACCTGCAGTACCTTGATTACTAGGTGAAGAACCATACACAGGTATATCAAATAGTTTTTGTCTCGTTACATTTGTTGAATTATTTAATGCATTTTGTATTGACTGTGACACTTCTTGTTTTAAGGTTTGTTTTAAATTAATGTTTTTTACACCATTATAAACTCTACCAGCGGTTTGTATTGCACCTAAAATATTTCCCCCTGCAAAATCTTTTACTGCTCCCCCTGCACTAGCGATTAATCCATCATTTCCTAATATATTTCCATTAGAACCAGGCTGACTTATAGGACTTAACTTTCTATCATATATTGTACCATCAGCAAAACCAGTCACTATATTGTTAGGCGATTGACCGTCTAGATTTCCTTGATTATATACAACTGTTTCGTAGTCAATTGTCATATTATTTTCCATAACTTCATTGTTAGCATAGGCATAAGTGTCATGTGAAAATGAAGTTATAACCGGATTAATTAAAGTATACGCTATCCAATTATGTTGTTCAAAACCATATACGGTTATATTTTTAAAGAATGGAATTTTTTTTCCACTTGGATTACTAGGTACACTGGTTTCTCCTATATAACCCCAGTTATCGTCACCTGTTATGCTAGGTTCGTATTGATTTCTATTATTATAATTAGCTGCTGTAGGACTTATAAGTGATCCGCCACCTCCTATTTCTGTTTGGGTAGCACCACCTCTTGATCCTGAAAATACAACTTTAGGTTTAGTACCATCTGCATAGTAATAAGTATAGTACCTGTACCATAGACTATTAATTAAATTACGATTATCATCATGAAATGAAATATCAACAGGTTTATAATTTATTTTTGTCTGTATTAATCGTTTTCTATTGTATTGATTTTTTGTTTCGACTGTGAAATCATATGATGGTAATTTTACAGATTTTACTAATACACCAAAGTTTGTTGGTTGTGTAGCTGTACTAGGAAATGCACTAGGATTTATGTCAAAATAGACATGGAATAAAAACTTAAACTTAGGTGCGTTTTGATAATTACCTGAGCGAAACGTTTTACTGGCATGTGTAAAGTCTCTAAGGTAATCGTTGCCGAAGAATCCTCCGGCAACGTCTGTAAGAAATTTTTTAATAGCTCCTGGCATAGGAACCTTTCTTAATTATTAGGTTGTAGCGCCGATACCTGTAGCTGGACCAGTAGCTCCACCAAATGCACGACCAACACTTGTACCAACACCTGATGTTAATGGTGCTTGTACTGCATTGTCATAACGTATTGATAATGATATTGTTACAACTTCACTTGTACCATAGTTTAATGTATTATAATTTGCTGTTTGTAAAAAACATCCATATAATTCCCATGTTTCTAATACTGTCGGGGCCAATGTTCCGTTACCACCATCTAGTATTTGAATATTAGTTTGGAATTTATAATCTGCACCAACTGCTGCACTTGCTTGTTCAACAAAATCTAATTGCTTTTGTAATTGTTGTCCTACAGCTTTTGAAATACTTCCACTTGCATCATCACGAATATTAACACTCATTGGTTGCCATGCATGTTTACCTGCCAAATACATTGTTGAATTGTATATTGGCATAGTAATTTCTGTAAATTGAACTTGAGGTCTACTACAGTCAATAACCTGTTTTGTTAGCTCTAAACCGTTAACGGCATCAACTCCAAAATTTAGAAAGTTAACTCTAAATCTAAATTGCAGTTTAGGCATCAACAGACCTTGGTTATTACCAGCATTATCTGCTGCAACTGTCATGTTGAATAATGATTGTGAGGCTATTGCCATGTTGTTTCTCCTATCTTATATTTATCTTTGTAAAAATTATGCACCTGATAACTCACCTGTGTTCAATATTCTAACTGGAATGTAAATGAATTCAGCAGCCTTAACAGGTTCAACTGCAACATCCACCCAAAGTTCGTTTCTATCTATTCGTGCTGGAGTGTTATTGCTTTCATCACAAACAACTAAGTAATCATATAAACCACGTTTTGCAACTAAATCAATCATCAGTGTCTCAACGACGCCTGCAATTTGTTGTCTTGTTAATGGATCATTTGGTTCAAATACAAATGGTCTAGCTGCAATAGTAAGTTGACGACGTATATAAGCTACTAATCTTGCAACGTTAGTTCTGTCTAATGCTGACTGACTATTAAAGCTAGTTTTATTACCATAATTTAATAAACCATTACCTGTAAAGAATACCATTGGATTAATAAAGTTTAGATATAAAACATCTCTAATTCCTAACCTTGTCTTAATAACTTGGAATTCACCAGTTGTCCTATTTAAATAACCAATACTTGCAGCATTATCAATAATACCACGACGTGTACCTGCAGCAGCTAACCAAGGATAAGCTATTGTATCATTGCGTAGGAAAGTACGCAACATCATATGACTTGAAGGAACTGCGACTTCATTACCTGATAAATCAAAAGCTATGCCACTTGGATAGAAAAGACCTAAATAAGTATCTCTAGTAACACAACCAGCTTCGCCTGTACTTGTTGCACCTGCTGCATTTGTAGCCCATGCTTGAATATCAGTAGCACTATCTGCTAGTCCCATTGGTGTATCTCCAATGATATAACCAGTTTGCCCACGATCATTATTTAATACGACCATATTAGGCTGCATTTCAGGATAATTTGGCGATGCAATTAAGTTAAAGAAATTATCTTCGTCACGTATTTCAACGTTTGTATCAATCGCACTTCTTAATGAAGCAACAACCATTGCACGTTGTGCTTTTCTTCCCATATATGGTGAACCATTTGATTGAAGTCCTGACACACTTACCCAAGCATTTGTCTCAGTTGGTAATGATTCTCCTGGAAAGTTTGTATTATTAAAATAATTTGATCTAAATTGTTTAACATTATATCCTGAGCGTCTTGTATTGAATAATAACATTCCAACTGGATATAAACTATCGTTCGGGGCATCTAAATCAAGATAATTACTTGCTAATAGACTTATTATTGTTGGAATAGGATCATCTGTTACACTTGTTGTACCATTAGTAGCCCAACGTGCGTCAGCGAATAGCACCCCTGTTGCTGTTGTTTGGTCAGTATTATCAATTAACACCCACTGATCTACAGTATCGACATTTTGCCAACGATAAATTACAGGATAATCCTCGAGATTACTAGTGCTAATCCAAATATCTCCATATTCAAGGGCAGTACCATCGCTTTGTGTTGTTGGCTCACTTGCACTAACTATAGGACCATTTGGGTCTGTAACGTTTGTACCACTAGGTAATGGGAAACCGTTACTGTCATAATCAACGTTTCCATAGCCTTTCCATCCTGTTGATGTATTCACCATTATATCAACTTCATCAACCACTGAATAGAACCAGTTAGTATTGTTTGCTGGTTCTGCTACTAGTTGTCCTTCATTGGCTGTATAAGTAAATTCTCTCCAGTTGCTTAAAGTTGCAAAATGTGCATCTGCTGCTGTTCCTGAAACAATAGTTAATCCCGTCACAGCGCCTGCGCTTACGGATACAACTTCACAAACTAAATCGTTTGCTGGACTAGTACCTCCTAAATCAGTACCTAAAAATGTAACTTGATCTCCTACTACAAATCCTGATCCTGCATCTCCAAAAGTATTTGGATCAAGAAAATAATTGTTATATCTACTAGTAACATTAATTGTTAAATCAATTCCAACACCTGTAGTTGAATCGAAAGCAACTCCGCTGTAATTAAAATTTACACTTGAACCATATTTTACTCCAGGCGTTGTTCCTATTATAAAACCAGCTTCTGTCAAAATATTATTACTTATACCAGTATTGGGATCATAATCATTAAGTCCAAATTCCCCTCCAACTGTATGAGTTATTTGAATTGCTCCATCAGTTGTAACTTCAGCACTTGAATATGGAATATTTGCAGCTGCCCAAGCTGTTACAAAATCAGTAGCATCACTATTATCTGGTATGGACACCGTATATGGACCCAAACTAGTTGAAGAATTAGGTTCCGTAGTAAAAACTTGTAGTGTATACGGCCCATTAGTAAATGAAGGATTTGTTACATCTCCTGTTATAACTGTGGGTCCTGTTGCATAACGCTTCCATAAAAAAACTGGACTTAAATTATAATTTCCATTAAAACCATATTGTGCGTATATTGTATTAATTGGAATAGCTTGCCCACCTGTGCTATCCAATTGAACTGTGGCAGTAGCATCACTTGTAGCCAATGTCATTTCTTTATCCTGCCATACTCCTAAAGCAGAGTTATACACTAAAACAGACGGTAATAAACCAGTACCGTTTACCTTTATCCATACTGCACCACTAGGAGCAGGATAAGTTTGACCAGTTGTCCATAATGGTTGTTGTGCTGCTGTACCATAAACTAATTTTGGTTGATAATAAGTTCCTGCTAGGATACCTAAAGCTGTTAATAAACCTGCAGTCCCACTTGCTATAGTAATTGAATTTTGTGTTGAAGGTAAACTTTCAGGGAAACTAGAATAGATACATAATTTTCCACTTTGAACTCCTGCTGTGAGATATAGGTAACCTAAATTATTAATTGTAGTTGCTACGTCATTAACTGTTTGACCACCACTTATAGTAATTGTTGTAGTTACACTCCCACTAGGCTGTTGCATCTGTATTGTAAATGTTCCAGCAACTAAGGTTGGGTTACTTGCAGTACTAATTACTGTTGGAGTGTCATTAAGCCATTCATAAGTACCTAAACCAACCCATTGGTTACTTGTATTTTTATAAAAATACTGTCTACTAGAAGTATTAGCGGGATCATTATAGCTTGGTATAGCATTTACTGCATAATCTCCAATATTACCTATACTATTGATAGGAAAACCTGCAGATAAGTTAGAGCTATCTGTTATTACAATAGGAGTTTGTAATTCAAATGTTTGTGTTACAGCATTAAATTCATAAATACCCCAAGTCGAAGTTGTTGTATCTAACCAGTATGTATTGTTATCTGGTGCACCAGTTGGTCTTCCAGTTTGTCCTACTAAACTTGCTAAGTCTATATCAGCACGTAGAACATAACAACGATTACTAACACCAAGCAAACTATAAGCTGCTAACAGGCCATATTCGTTTAATTCATAACCCTGAATTGGAGTACCATTAGTCGATGTATAGAAAAATGGATTTCCGTATAATGTAACTAAATCACGTTGACTTGTTACTTGATATAGTTTATTTGCATTAGCAGCGGTAGTAGCTGCTGCTACACCCACCCCATTAGGGTCTGCTTTGTTTTGCGCTGTTGCTAATAAAACCAGTGGAACTGAAGTTGATCCACCTGGTAAATATTGGCTTTGGTCAATGATAGTTACTTCTACGCCTGGTGATGTTAATGCCATTTTGTTCTTCCTTTTGTAAAATTATGAGGTTTACTACCTGTTTATAAAGTTATTTATAGATATTTTTAAAAAACACTGGTTTACCGTACCTTCGAAGGCAGGGACACGAAAATGGAATAAATAAAAATGAGGATCGCGGATTTGAACAATTTCACCCTCTCTAATATTACAAGGAGCAATCAGCATGACATGGCGGTGAGGGTGCTAGTACAGGACCTAAAAACACAAAAGAGGGTCATGTGATTAAACGTCCTATTTGTAAAAAGTGCAATAAGAACTTTTGCGCTATTAATTACAAACGAAATGATGTTACTCATTACCGTAGCATATGTGATGAGTGTGGTAGGAAGAAAAACAAACTTAAACCACAAAAGCCTAATTGGACAAAAAGTAATTATAGAAAAAAAACCACATGTGACTTATGTGGTTTTATAAGTTTATACCAAACACAAATGTTAGTTTTTCACATAGACGGAAATTTAACTAATATTTCACTTAACAACTTAAGGACAATTTGTTTAAATTGTGTTGAAGTAGTAAAAAAGAAAAACGTATTATGGAAACGCGGAGATCTACAAGTTGATTATTGAATCAATTTGTTTATGTAGTTCATCAATTGTTTTATTATTGTCTATATAAAAGTCATAATCTAATCCTACGCTACTATACTCACTGGCATGTACATTATGTTGATCAAGTATAGGTTTTGCGAGAGCCCAACCAATTGCATTAGGTCCTTTGTTATAGTTTATTGCGTCATCATACCATACAGGTCTGGGTCCACGTTCTACTCTGCAAGTTATTCCACCTACTTTTTTAATGGCTTCAATTTCATTTTTAAATCTACAGTCTGTGATAACAACATTATCTACTGTATTTTTTAACTTATGCTCAACACTTGCTACCCAAATATCTGAATGAAATGCATTGCGTCCAACTTCAGTGCCCCAATGTTGAAGTACCCATCTTGGAGTAAGATTTGGAATCTTAAGTCTTTCAGCCCACCATGTATCTACCGTATCTCTCCATTCTCTACTACTTTTAGTAGTACCTTCTAATAATTCACGATTCCAATTAAAAATAACAGATACAGCATCTTTTAATGATCCTGCAAAACTTAATCTTTTAAAACCATGAAATGTACAAACATAATCTGCAATTGTGTCCTTACCCGAACCGATAAAACCTGTTATTCCCAATATCATGTGTCACTCCTGTGATAGTTGAGTATAATATAATTTTGTAAAGAAACTGTAAAGAACTTAGGTTAACCTTGTACCCATGTCAGGGGCTGGCTGGCGTCTTGATATTTACGTAAATCATCGAGTAATGTTTCTTGTAGTGCTTTTGATTCAGCTTTCATAGCAGTGCCATTAAGAGTAGTACCTCCTCCAGGCCCAGCAATTGTGCCAAATTTTTCACGTGCCTCACCTATAATACCCTTTAAAACAGCAAGTGTGAAATCTCCAATCCAAACACCTGCACCTGGATCTTGAAGCAATTCAACAACTGGTCTTTGTATATCTGCCCAAATTAAAATTCTTTCTCCAGTGCCTTTAAAGTCACGAACAACTTTTAAGACTTTCGTAACAGGATTAAATGTATAAGTAACATACCCACCAAACATACGTGCTGCTAACTCAACATAACCTGCATAAAAATCGTAAGTAGCCATGCCCCCTGTGTAATTATAATTTAACAAATACGTATTTAAAATAGCACTACTAAAAGGATCAAATGAACTTGAACTAGGCCCTGTTTCTAATCCAACAGTGCGTCTAAAAAGAGCCCTTACATTTATAAATTCACTTGGTAATGTGTAAGTATCAACATTTTTAATTACTGTAAATAAAGTATATGATTCAATGTTAGCATTTTGTGCTCTTTGACGATAAAGTTTTATTGCATAATTAAATGCAGCTTCATAATGTTGCGGATCCAATTCAATATCAATTATACCATCACCTAAACGAAGGCGTATATTGTTAAAAAGTGCTTCTTTAAGTTCTTCTTCATTCAAATTAGTTGGGGTAGATAGTATGCTTGCGACCATTTGATTATCCTGTTTTATTATTTATCAGGATTTTTAAAGATCACCTTGTTTTCTATTTTCACTATACCAAGTATCAAATTGACCACCTGGATATCTTGACTTTAATTTTTCAACATTCTCTGAAATTACATCATTTGGATCTAAATCAAGTGCCCTGCATGTATTAATCCAATACCAAATAATATCACCTAGTTCTCTTTTCATATGAAATACTGTTTCGTCTGTGAGCGGTTTACCTTGGAATGTGATTTTCTTTATGACTTCCATAAGCTCACCTGACTCAGAACACAGTCCCATAGCACCAGTCAGCATAAGTGGAACATTTACACTGGGACCATGTTGTTTATTATCGAAATCATAATTGCCATCAATTATATCTAATCTATTCATAAAAGTGGTTAAATCATTACTAGCTTCACTTGTTACCTCTTTTACGAATTCAGAATATTTATTTAAGTCTATTTTTTTTGTCATTTACTAAGTCCTCAAACATTTTGATTGCTCCTTTACATCCTAGTGTGCTTACAAATATTTCATCGGTGCGTTGTAACATAGCACATGCTAGCATAAGTAATTCACTTGAATCATCTACCATTTGTATTGATTGGTCAATTATATTCATTAACTCAACCATTCTTTCTTTTATTTGTCCTTGGTCCATTAGAATGCCTTTAAAATCAACATATCATCGTTGAACCTACCATTTGGATTAGTTGCAACTGCTTTTATACTAGTAAAATATTTACGTGCAGCAGGCTTACTTCCCATAATTTCTTTAATCTGTTCACTAGGTTTACGTAAAGTTTTTACTTCACTTAATTTAGTGCAAAAACCTAAAATAGTGTTACCTTTTACTGTAAATGTTTTACTGTATTCGTCAGCAACGTAATGATGCAATTTGCGTTTGGCAGTATCATAGACCCAAGCTTCACTTGCTCCATGCAATTTGATAGGATGTAAACTTACTAAATCTAACTTTGTAGCATCATCCTTAAATTGTTTACAAAATTTTAGCTTTGAAACAATTTTTTCAATTGGTATTGGTTTACGCTTTCTAGGCGCTTTACTTGCTTTTTTAACACTTACATATGCATTTAAATCAGAAATTAGTTGTTCAATAAACTTAATAATATTTTTAATTTGTGGTTTACTATAATGGCTATAAGCTTGTACTAATTGCGAATCTTTACCTTCAAGCACAAGTTCAAACTCTGTAAGTTTTTTCTTCCACACTTCTGTAAGAATACTTATATGTTGTGGTAATACATTCTTTTTAGCAACTTCATCTATGGGGCGCAAATTATGTTTTAGATTAGCACCTGATGTAATAAACTCATCAAATAACCCTTCAAGTTCACCACCTGCCTCTTTCGCCTTTTCTTTCATTACTTCTTGTACATTTTTACGAAGGCTTTCAGACTTTTCAACTTTTTGTTTACCAGTTGAGGATGTTCTAATTTCAGGTTTATAAACTGCTTTTAGTAATCGACTAGTCTCGTTTTGCAACGTCATCGTTTCATGTTCAGTAAGTTCTAGACCGCGCAGTGTCATTCTTGCTAACCAACATATGGTTGGTATTAGTTCCGCTTCATCAACTTTACGAAGCAATTTTGCATCTGCTTCACGATTGTTTAATTCGAGGTATTGGCATAATAGTTCTTTAGCATCTTTACGTGCATAAAAACGATTATACCATGTGAATGCTTTGGCAAGTAATACACCTCTGTTTTCTATGTCAGCATCAAAAACAGGTTCATTACCAAAGTATTTGGTGTCGGGATCCTTTGGGTCAAGTGACTTAACACTAATTACTACTGATGTTGCTTTGATTTTTTTACGCATTTTTTATCCTAGATTAACCAATATTTAGCTATTATACTTTAATATCCATTTATTGTCAAGCTTAAACTGATAAATACTTAATGTTTCATGACTCTAAATATACAAAATGGTATTTTTCTATCATTTCATCTAGAAAAAATACGGCTACTTTAAAGGCAAATAAATTAGCTAAAAAATTAGCCACTGGAGTTTAATGTGCCACGCCTTAGCCTTTATCGTCCAAATAAACAAAATGATTATCGGTTCTTAGATAGGAGCATTAGTGAAATGCTTACTGTTGGGGGTACTGACTTATACATACATAAATATTTAGGGCCTACTAATCAAGGACAAAGTGTTGATTATACACAACCACAATATGACGCACTTGATCCGACTAATATACAGGATTTACTATTTTTAGAAAATAGAGATAGGACATATGATCCAAATGTTTATAGATTACGTGGACATTACAATGTACAAAATCTAGATTTTGATTTAAGTCAATTTGGGTTATTTTTAAATAATGACATTATATTTATTACAGTTCATTATAATGACATGATTGAAATTGTTGGACGTAAACTTATGGTAGGTGATGTAATAGAGTTGCCACACCTATTAGATTATAATCCATTAAAAGAAACAATTCCAGTTGCACTTAAACGTTTTATGCAAATTACTGATGCAAATTATGCAAGTGAAGGGTTCAGTCAAACTTGGTATCCACATCTGTGGCGTATAAAATGTGAACCACTAGTTGATAGCGAAGAATTTAGTCAAATTCTAAATGAACCAATTAATTTAGATAATTACTTAGGTGTTTGGGACGCAACAAAAATATATCCTGCAGGATATGTAATTAGCTTCGGTGATAAAAATTACATAAGTAAAATTGAAGTTCCAGCAGGCATTGTGCCACCAAACGCAACATATTGGGAACTTGACACATCACAAGACTTAAGAGATATTTTGGCAACATATAATAGAAACATTGAAATTAATAATGCTCAATTAGAAGAAGCAGCACGTATATTACCAAAAACAGGTTACGATACAAAAAATCTATATATTGTTCCAACATATGGAACTTTTGAATCTAATACAGAATTATCAGGAAAAAATAATCAACCAGCACCACCTACTTTTGTAATTACAGGATCGGATGGAGCACCTAGTACTACTGCAACAGGAGTAGTAACTTATTATCATAGCAAAAAATATAAAGTACCTAGTGTTGGCATAAAAATAAGCAAAAAATTACTAGACAATTTAAAATTATTATCTTTAAAAGTAAATAACCCACATCATTTTGACAAATTTAATCAAGTCAATATAGAAACATTTCAATTACGACCTGAACGAACAGATACAAATTCAGGTAGAGTATCAGGGGATTATGGATTCACAGTTTTTAGTTTGGGTCCTGTTACAGGACCATATGGTACAGCAGACAATATGTATGCAACAGCAGATCAAGATCCTAGTGCTCCAGGATTTACTGCTGAAATTACACCACAGATGGACTATAGAGCCGACTGTGATCCTAGATTCCAATATATATCACGTAGCAGTCCTAGATCATTTGGTTATAGTATAGGGCTTAATACAGGAGACGGTACTGCACCTAATGGATATCCCAGTGGTGCAGGCATTGCTTTCCCACAAAATCCACAAGTTGGTGATTATTTCTTACGTATTGATTACTTTCCAAATATATTATATCGTTGGGACGGAAGACTATGGGTAAGATTAAGTACTAATATAAGAACACAAACTGGCTTTACATCACAAGATAAATCATTGTTGTCATTGTTTATAAATGATGACGCAACAACGACATTAACTGATGGTACGACTGTTCCACAATCACAACCATTAAGTTCTATGTTGCAACAAGCACCAACCCCAATACCACCTGAAGTTTAATTATGGCAACTTTTTTTTACGATCAACAGATACGCAGGTTTTTACTACAGTTTGCGAAGATCTTCTCCAATTGGTATGTTACGAAAGGAAAAGATCCTGCAGGTAATGACATACTTATTAGAGTGCCAATAATGTATGGAGACAGTAGTAGACAAGCCTCAACAATAATTGCAAACAATAGTGCAAGTAATTTGCCAAGTGCGCCACTTATTACATATTATATTACTGCATTAGAATATGATCAACGTAGAACTCAAGAACCTTTTTTTGTTGATAAAATACAAGTAAGACAACGTGCTTATAATTTGGAAACAGAAAGTTATGAGACTACACAAGGACAAGCATTTTCTGTTGAAAGACTTATGCCTGTACCTTACACTTTAAGAATCACTGTAGATTTTTGGACAACAAACTATAATCAAAAATTGCAACTTATTGAACAATTGGGTACAATTTTTAACCCAGCACTCGATATACAAAGCACTGATAATTTTGTTGATTGGACATCGTTGACAGTAGTATTTCAAGATGGGTTGACTTGGTCTAGTAGAAGTATTCCGCAAGGAACAAATAATCCAATAGATGTGATGAGTTGGAAATTTTACATGCCTATATGGATTAGTACAAGTGCCAAACTAAAGAAAATGGGTGTTATTAATAAGATTATTGCGAGTATATATAAAGGTACAGCTTTACAAGATATTAATGACGAAGATTTATTATTAGGAACTAGACAAAAAATTACTCCATATGGTTATAAATTGTTGTTAAAGGGTAACACATTACAATTATTGCCTGCAAATAGTGCATTTAATCCTCCAAATACAGATTTGAATGATCCTCCAAGTCCAAATACTGATTTATATTGGACATCATTGTTAAATGTATATGGAACATATAAACCAGGTATAAGTCAAATTTGGTTACAAAATCCATATCTTGAAACAGAAATTGTTGGTACTATTGTAATTGATCCATTAGATGATAGATTATTAATTTATAGTATAGACACAGATACCTTACCACAAAATACACTTGTTCCTGTTAATGCAGTGGTGAATCCGCAACTATCAGGTCCTAATGCTGGGCTGCCTGGACCAGTTAATGGAGTTCGTTATTTAATTGTAGAAAACATAGGAAGTGATGGAGAAAGTACAGTAGCTTGGGGAACAGTTGTTGCAAATGCTAATGACATTATAGAATATAACGCTAGTATAGGACAATGGGAAGTAAGTTTTGATTCAGTAGCCACTACAACTGTTGAATTTGTAACTAATTTAAATACAAACATTCAATACCGTTACGCAGATAATCAATGGAGTAAATCTTATGAAGGTTGGTATGATCAGGGAGATTATAGTATTGTAATTTAAATTTCAATAGTATATAATAACTTAATGTCAATGTCTGCTGGGGTATTTTTTTATAGTAAACTAACTCGTCGGTTTTTATACTTGCTTAGAAAAGATAATAAAAATCCAGGTTACTGGGGTATACCTGGTGGTAAGATAAAAGTTGATGAATCATTATTAGAAGGATTAGAACGTGAATGCCAAGAAGAATTAAGTTATTGGCCCACTAATCCCAAATTAGTTCCAATACAAAAATTTGTTAATAATAATTTTGTTTATCATACGTTTTTTTGTGCTATAGACTATGAGTTTATTCCTATACTAAATGATGAACATTGTGGGTATGCTTGGGTGGGTGATAACCAATACCCTAAACCATTACATCCCGGAGTGTTTAATATGATAAACTTCGATTTAGTACAACAGAAATTATTACAATTGACTACTTAAATAATTTACTTAAAGCATCAAATCCCAAAGATCCGACCACGATACCAGCACCCATCATCATCCATCTCCATTTTTCAAGCATTGTTACTTTTTTTGATAGTGCCTCATGAGCTTTTGCATCTTGATCTTGCATATCTAAAATCATTTGTTTAAGTTCTTTATTATTGTTATCAATACAAGTATAAACATGCTTCAAATCTTCTTTAAGTTCGTTGACTTTTTCCTCAACATTCTTAAATTCGACTTGAAGCACGGCGATTTCCGTTGAAGTCTTTTGACTTGTTCTGGGCATCTTAATTGGTGTCATTATGTATTAGCAATTGTTACTATAGGTTGTGGCTGGCCACCATATGTGTTTGCTGCATATGCTGTACCAAATGTTCCTACAATACTTGGATATGCATTTGCATTTGAAGTATTATAAAATACAATTGAATTGTAATCATTTAATGACTGTACATATACTGTACTTGTGTTAGCATAAGTACCCAAAATGTTCATTGTGTTTGGTGTTAATGCTGTATTAGCAACATTAGCAGTATAACAAGGAGCGGTCAAACCAGATGTTGCTCCTGTAACCAAATACTTTGTCTTACCTTTTTGACGAACAATAAATGCAGCTTCATCATCGGCATACACCCAACTTGCCATTGGATTAGTATTAAAAATTGAATTAGCACTTGCACTAGCACCTAATGTAAGAACATCCTGAGTTGCATTAACAGATTGAGTATCATTTGAAACTGCAACTGCTGCACCACCTAATGTTGTACTAACTTGGAAGTGAGTAGTATTTGCACCAGTTAAAACAAAATAAGTAGTATCTGTAGTTAGTCCACCAATATTACCATCAAATGTAATTGGAGCATCGGCAGCAAAGTTTGTCGCATCACCTGATGTTACAACAAAACTTCCAGTAGCTTCTGTATCTGTAATAGCTTCAGTCGTATAACCACCAATAGAACTTACAAAACCAACATTAGTTGCATTACCAGTTTGTTGATTTATAATTTGTATGGCTGATCCTGCTGATACTGTATTACTAAAATCAGTACCTGAACCATATACATCAGCAGTTCCTGTACTTGTATAAATTGTACCTGTACCACTTATGCCAATAGCTGCACGAACTAGAGTTTGTGAACCATATAATGTAGTATTTCCACCTACAACACCATATGTAGCACCTGGGTTAGTTGATGTGCCACCTGATGCTGCTGCTGTTGCTGGATTAGCAAAACCTGTATCAACCAAATTAAAGCTTAGTGCAACTGATAAGCCTGCTGCTGTGCTTAAGTTTACTTTGGTATAATTAGGATTGGCACTAAGTGGTTCTGATGACACGGTAAATGTACTGCTTGCACCTGTACTTAGTACTTGAAGAACATAATAAGTTGTTCCACCTGTTAGTCCACCTGCTGTAGAGGCTGGTACAAAAGGCATTCCTGCTACAATATTAAGCGTTGCAAAATTTGACGAAGCTGTAGCAACTTCTGTTGTGCCATTTGTAGCTGTTAAAGTTACAACGACACCTTTAGCGATTTTTAAAGGACGTCCCATTTTTTTCTCCTTATAAAAGTGGGTTCTATTCCACTACGCGGCGGGGACCGCATAAGTCATTTAAACTTTTAAATGAACTTAGTATTTATCGAAGTAAATAGAAATAATATGACTATAATTAACTATGATCAAATACCACTGATTAAAATTAATAATGCAAAATTAGAAATGATTACCAAGTATAATATAGATAATTATGTAAATACAAATGATTTAAAAAAAGAAATAGTTTACTATTATTTTTTCTATGAAAATTTAAAAAGGTATCATAATGATACTAATTTGTATTATATTTTTGAATTTTACGATCCAAACTTACTTAAAGATTTTGATATAAAGGATTTTATACCTTGCAATATTATTAAAATGATTGTTAATAAAAAAATAAGATTAATTATTAATAATACAGGACATGGATATCATACAATTGTCAATGACCTTTATAAAAATATAATATTAGAATACAATGTAGATCCTAACTTTATTTTTTTAAGCAGTGAATCATATGACATGGGTAATGAAATAACAAAGGTAGCAAATCATTATAAATTACCAAAAATTCATTATAGTTGGAATACCGAATTTGAAAAGATTGTAAGAGAACAAATTGATGGTATAGAATTTAATAAAGTAAAAAATATTGATAAAATATTTTTAAATTTTAATGGAAGACAAACACACCATAGAACTCTCTTAATTTTTTTACTCAAATCCTTAAATTTATTACAATATGGATATGTAAGTTATAATAAAAATCTATATGATCATGAATCTGCACTTACTTACTATATGAATATTTTTAAAGATAATGCCGAACTAATAAAAATACTAAAAGAAAATCAAGAAAACATACTTAGCATAGAAAATATGGTATTGGATGATTGTAATACTCAAGATAAATTTAAAATTACAAGTAATAATTTATATAATAAATCACTACTAAGTTTAGTAACCGAAACAAATTTTTATGGAAAGACTTTATACAACGAAAATAATGGAAGAATTTTAAGTGAAAAAACTTTTAAACCTATTGCCATGAAACATCCTTTTATAATAGTTTCAAATAAAAACTTTTTAGATTGTATTAGATTATTAGGATATAAAACATTTTATCCATATATAGATGAATCATATGATTTAATTGATGATGATGCTGAAAGATTATTGGCTATAGTAAAAGAAATAGAAAGATTAACAAAAATGAGTAAAGACGAACAAAAAACTTTTATAAAATTTACAAATGATATATGTGAATATAACTATCAAGTTTTAAAAAATAAAAAAGTTTTTACTAGAGTTATATTTTAAAATCTCCGTATTGTTTTTTCTCTCTAACAGGATCACCTAACTTTTCAGCCATTTTGTTTTTTAAGATATATCTTTCTTCCATTATGTTTCTTACATAAAGTGCTCTACGTCCAATTTCTTCTAAATCATATTTAGAATCTACCCTATATTTTTTAAAATCATCTTCAACTTCCCAAACACGTTCATGTACAACATAAAGTTCATTTAATTCATCTTTTATTAAATTTATATCTAGTAATTTGATTTGCTCAGTGTAAAAATTTAATTCTTCAATATTATTACCTAGTTTATTGTATTTTAATTTAGCAATACAATATCTATCTACTAACTCTATGACAGGAAATTTAAACATGAATTTCTACTTTTGGAAAATATTTGCAAAATTTATCATTACTTTTATTTCTAACTTTTTTAATTTTTTCCTTAATTTCTTTAAAAAAATTCCAAGCTAATGGGACAAATAATACTTTATCAGATTCAAGTAATTCATTTAATTTTTGGATACTAAATATAGGTATGTTTAAACCAGGTGAAAACTTATTTTGTTTATATACACTATCATCCAAAATATAGTCTAAAGGTTCATTAATATAATTTAAAAGTGTGTTACCCTTAGCAGCAGCTCCATATCCTATAATCTTATAATCCATTTGCCTATAAATTCGTATTGTTTCTTTTAATTCTTTTGTATTAAATTTAATATTTCTTTGCCATGTCTCATAAGTTGATTCATTATAAAGTTTATTTTCCATTTCAATAAAATTTTTAATAGTATTTGGTCTATATTTACTTTTACTGATTGTGAATATATAACTTACACCATGTATGGGACTTTTTATAACATCGACTAAATTAAGTCCTGCCCTATTACAAATAATATTCATACTTTTTATATTAAAAAAGTTGATGTGTTCATGATAAATTGTATCAAATTCATTGTTAATAATCATATCTGCTTGACTTGTTTGTATAAACAATAAGGTGTGGTCATCCATAATTTTTTTGCAATTCATTAAAAACTCGTATGGATTGGGATTATGAGCAAAAACATTCTGAGCAACAATTGCATCAAAGTTAATATTTTCCCATAAATTAATATCGCTATTAAAAAAATCACTTATTATTTTATGATTATTATTAGCCAATTTAAATGCAGGATCTATACCATAAGTGTTAAATCCATTATTTTTAAAGCTATTAAGTTGTGTGCCATCGTTGCAACCAATGTCTAAAACATTATTTGTTACTTTAGTTATATTTTCATCAACGTAGTTACTGAACCAATTACTATAATCTTTTAAAGTATTACTTGTACCAGCTGCGTACAGATAATTTTTATAAATTATATTTGGATTAACACTATGTGTAAGTTGTACATGATAGCAATTTTTACAGTAATTTACACTTAATGGATATAAAGTTTGTTCAGAAGGTAAATCTAAAAAATTATTTGCTAAGGGTTGATTTCCTAAATCAAGTGATAATTGTAAATCATCATTACCACATGCTAAACATTGTTTATTTTCAGTTATTGTATTCATAGTTTATAAAAATATTTCTATTAGAAAATTTAATATTATCAAAATTATCTATAATTTCTTTAATAAGTGATATTGGTGAACAATTAAATTGAAAATTATAAGTATTAGTAAATTTTTCTGTATCCATGATAAAATCATAATTGTTGCCAACATTTACTGTCTCAATAATGCTTGAACCACAATAATTACTTACATATTTACTAAAATTTTCAACATTGTCTGTAAAGCTTGCCAAATTATAAATTCCAGGTATAGGATTACTAATTATCTTTTCTACAGCGTAAACTAAATCATTTAAACCTAATATTGGTCTATTGATCGTTTTATTGTTTATAGTAATTTTTTTATTAACTATGCTTGATTTAATCATAGAATTTAACATGAGTTCTTCTCTTGTGTTTGGACTAAAACCATTTACAGTGCCAAATCTTAATCCAACTATGTTATAACCTTCGCTAATAAATTTTTTGGCTTCTATATCGATTGTATATTTTGTCAAATCATAATTATTTATGGGTTTAAATTCTAATACAAAATCCTCTTTACCATACAGATTATTTGATCCATAAACACTTCCACTACTACTATAAATGAGCAGTTGTGATTTATCAATTTTTTTTATTAAATTAATAAAATTATTTACATTATTGTTCCAACATGATAATACTGGACCATCACACATTTTCACTGAACTGTGCCCAGCAAATAATAAAATAATATCAAATTTTTCTAGGTATTTAGTTTTTAAATCTCTAAAATCTTTTACTTCACTATCAATATTGTTTCCAAACCATACCAAATCAATATTTTTAATGTTATATTTTAAATTTAAATCATGGTATATTCTTGAACCAATATAACCATTTCCACCTATAAGTAATATGGATTTAGACATATCCATATTTATTAATTCTAAATCTTTAAAATTTTAACCTATCGGCATTCCAAGCTCTGTAATTGAAAATGCTCCAGCTGAGCCAGCTACGTTTATATAGGCAATATAATTACCTTCACCCACAATCACACTATTTAAAACTGTATTAGCTGGTACAATTTCACAACCAGTTAAATTAGCAGTGACATTTGCATTACCTATTGCTATAGCTATTGCAGATGTGGTTGTAGAAATACGCACTTTATCTGTGTCTATAGAATCCGATAATTGACTTGTTGAGTTTGCTGTATAAATGTAAGATGCCATAAAATATCCTTAAATTCTTCCTACGGCAATTTCAATTACACCTTGAATGCCATCAAAATTTTCTAATGCTTTACCTATGATTGTTCCTATCTGTGGGGTAGTAGTAGGTCTAGCATAACCTCCACCTCCACTTATTAACATATCACCTTTACTGATTTTACCACGTACTTTAACAGGAGTTCTACCTTGTAGTGCTAGGGCTACAACATATTTTCCTGGACATGACGTATTCATAACATATGCAGGATTAGTACTAACAACTCCCGCAACTTTTTTAGAACCATCTTCTGCCATTGTAACTTCTGCATTACCACCAAATTCTAAAACAGTACCAGGTCCATAATTTTCATCTGATGAATAATATTCTGCTAAGTCAGCGTATGTTGCCTGTAGCCTTGATCCTGCGCTTAGTGACCAATTACCAGTAATTGTTCCTAAGTTAGTATTTGCGCCTGTCGTTAGTGTTAAGTTATTGCCTGTAATTATTTGAGCATTTGCAAATGTTAAATTTGTAAAAGATGTACTAACACTTGTAACATTTGGCTGTGCAGCAGTAGTTAATGTTCCTGTTAACAGGCTAGCACCTATTGTACCTGAATTAGCATATACATTTCCTGCTACTATATTACCTGTAACTGTTATTAATCCAGCTGTACCTAAATTACCTACATTAGCATTACCAGTAGCATTTAATGTACCTGAAACATTTACGCCTGTTCCTGTTATGACTAAGATGTTAGCATTACCAATTGCACTTATATTAACATTTCCATTTGCTGCTGGTATATTAACATTACTATTTCCATTTGCATGTGGTCCTAATAAATTTCCACCAGTTATGTTTCCTGTAGCAATGATAAGCCCAGCTGTACCAATATTACCAATATTAGCATTACCTGTTACACTTAATACGCCACCTGTAACTAAGTTACCACCTGTGATATTACCAGTAGCAGTAATAAGTCCTGCTGTACCAATATTACCAATATTAGCATTACCAGTAACACTTAATACGCCACCTGTGACTAAATTACCTCCAGTTATGTTACCTGTTGCAGTTATTAATCCAGCTGTGACTAAGTTACCACCTTGTATATTGCCTGTAGCAGTAATTAATCCAGCCGTACCAATATTACCAATATTTGCATTACCAGTAACGCTAAGTACACCACCTGTGACTAAGTTAGCCCCTCGTATATTACCTGTAGCAGTAATTAATCCTGCTGTTCCTATGTTACCTATATTTGCATTACCACTTACTGTTAGTGTTGCACTATTTGCAACACCTGCTGTATTGAAATTACCTGCATTAACATTGCCAGTTGCTGTTATTAAACCACTTGTACCTAAATTACCTACATTAGCATTACCATTAGCATTTAAAAGTGTAGTTGATAAGTTTCCTGTCGCTGCATTAAAAGAAATATTTGAGTTTGATCCTAATGCATAATTTGCAGTGGTATTTGCATTTACAAAAACTGGATAAAAAGTACCTGTGGTCTGTGTTGTAACTACTTCAAAATCACTGACATTAGAATAACTTACATTTAAATTTGAAACTCTTGTTGTAGAAGTAACTGTTAATGGAGCTGTACCTGTTGAAACATTTGAAGTAAATCTACTAGCAACAACAAGTGTTGTACTATTTAAATTTGAAACATTTGCATTTCCTGCTAATGATAAAATATTATTAGCAAAATCAAATGTTAAATTTGCAGAACCATCTAATAAGCTACTGTTATTAAATTGAATTGTGGTATTTGATCCACCTGCACTTCCTGATCCCCCTGAACCAGCGACTGCTGCAATAATTCTTCCGCCCGTTACATATACATTTGCTGTTACACTACCATTAGTAGTTAATTGAACAACATTACTAACATTACCATCACCACTTGTACTAACTCTTATTGTAGTACCAGTTGGTTTATCATAAACAAAATATGCTGTTTCTTCTGAAAGACCTGTTCCTGTCATTGTACCAACAAATTCTATTGGATCATTATTACTAAAAGCACTACTGCTTCCCACAGTCACTCTATCAGTAGTTGAATTTGTAGCAGAAACACTAGTATAAGGAAAAGCACCATATCCTGATGAATTCACTGGAGTTGTAAGTGCCAAATCCGTATAAAGTGCAAAAGAATTTGAACTTATTACGTTTGCATAATAACTATTTCCATTTAATTGTGTCATTCCAGTTACGTTGGTTATTGTAACTTCTTGCGCTTCAGTAAAAAAATTGTCTTCTGTTGTTGTAATTACACAAGGATTGGCTTGTGTAGCATTTTTAATAAAAGCAATAATAGTGGATTTTGGTGTCCAACTTAAGTTACCTGTACCATCTGTTTCTAAAACATAACCAATTGCGCCGCCAGTTATCCTTACATTACTTACACTTCCTAAATCTATTAATCCACCTGCATTACCACCTCTATTGACCCAGTTAGTGCCATCATATGTTAAAACTTGACCATCTTCAATTGTAACAGAATCTATATCCAAATTTCCAACTGCACCCAAAACTTGATCAAAACTTATATTGCTGTAACTAGTTAAAACCTCAATGTTTTCATTTGGGCTTTCTTTGCCTATAAAAAGCCTTTTTGCATCAGTTGCCCAACCAAATTCAGCTTCGTCTAACTGGGGTAAATCAACAATGTTTCCTGATCGTTGTTGAAGTTTTGAGATTTGTATAATAGCCATAGGTTAAAAAGTCTTTATTGATGTTATTATTTATCTTTTAACCTTTTCAACAAGCTATAGAAATTGCGTATAATACTTTTCCAATTTACCAAACCATATATCAGTATATTTGTCGAATTCTGAACCTTCAATAATAAATTCTTGGTATTCATTATTGGCACTACACATAAAAATAACTCCTTTTTTTATGTTAGTTTTATAAAACTCATTATGGGCAGCTGCATATGCCGCAAGCTGTATAAAATAATCTTCTATCCATTCACGTTTTTTTGGTTTGTTTGTTTGTTTGTGATCCATAATGCATTCTATATTATTGTGTACACCAACTAAATCAGTTGTACCTGCATATATTTTTGGATAATATAAACTTACTTCCGTGCCATAAAATTCATTACAATTACTTAATCCATTTTTAATTATTGTTTGTGCCATATTAAAACTTTGAATACTATAAGGATTAGTTCCAGGTTCTCCTACTATCCCTGTTTTAATATAATTTTCAAGCCACTTATGCATTCTTGTACCTCTACTAGCTGCTTCAGTAGTAATTGCTTGTGCTTGTATGTGACCTATTCTGTTTCTCCAAGCTTGTAATGCTTTCTTAGATTCTTCTGACTTCGTAAAATCTAAAATTGTTGTAACACTTGGTAAGCATTCACCGTCAGGACTAATATAATTTCTTTTACCGTTGTTGGTTTCTTTTTTTAAAGTAAAGTATGAATATTTTGTATTATTCAAAATACTAATCCCAATCTTTATTTCCACGCCTAATCAGAGGACTAATCAGGTGTTTTCTAGGTATAAAATTTGCATTCTGTAAAATAATAGGTTTACTATAATTCTTTAATATATCATTATAAAAAGTGTCAGCTATTTCAAACATAGCTTCTGGTCCATCATGTCCACATGGTAAGGGTTTGTATTTTCTAGAAATATAATAAAGGTCTGTTGCGTTGTTAATTTCAACAAATTGAGTATACATATTTGGTATTCGTTTAAAAACTTTTTTTAATAAAGAATCTTTAAAATTATCATGAAAAGCATCACACGATAAGTAAGGTATATTATGATATCTTAATAAAGTTGTAGTTGCTATTTTGTCTAATATTGTACTTCTTAAAAAATCTTCTTCATTAAAATTTTCTAAAAAAGCCTTTTGATAATTATCAAATGATAATATCTCATTTCCTTTTGGATAAGGTATTATATCAAAATCATTTACGTTGCTATACCAAGCTTCTTTTCTAGCATATTGGCTCCATAATATTACGAAAAATGGTTTACTATTTGTTGGAAGATTTTCACAAACATATTCAAATGTTCTACGCATGATGCTACGATTGCCAGTACCAGGCACAGCAATGTTTACAACTTCGCAACCTAATTTTTTTGCTAATAATGTTGGCCAACCCTGCTCTTTGGGATTTTCTAACCCTTGACAATATGTCCAACTACAACCATTTGTTACTAAATGTGTAATTTCCATTTATACCCTAAAACTTTCACCACAGCCACATCTATCTTTTTCTAAAGGATTTATAAATTCAAACCCTTCATTTAATCCTTTTTTCTGATAGTCAATAGTAATGTCGCTTAAATAAACTAAAGATTTTTTATCAACATATATGTTAAAATCATTTTTATTATAAACAACATCAGTTATTGTAGGGTTATCAACATACTCAAGTTGATAAGCTAAACCTGAACATCCAGTGGTTTTTACGCCAATTCTAATTCCTAAACCTTTCCCTCGTTTATGTAAATTGTTTTTTATCTTATGATAAGCAGGTTCAGTTAAATTAAGCATAACTTTATTTAGTTAAAGCTATATTGCAATATTTTTTCAAAAAATTTTATTACAATAGATAATCATTAAGGTTAATATTAAATTACAAACACAATTGTATTTATATTAAGATTTGCTTGCATTTTTTGCCATTTGTTTAACTATTTCTTTATTATCATCTTTTGCATCTATTGCATTTTCAGTGTCACTAAACATAATAAATTTATCATTTATATTTTTAACGACACTTTTTAATGGCTCTTGGTTATACATATTCATTAAATCTGATTTGTCTAATATTACGTTATATTTTTCTCTTAAATGTTTTAAGAAAGCATCAGTACTTATTTTGGTAGGTATTTTTTTGTTGTCTACATCTGTTTTTATTCTGTCTATAGCAACAATCAAATCTTCAGGAGAATTAGTTGGTGAATCTGCGCTAGCAAACTCAAATAAGCGCATGTTATTATCTCTTTTCTCTACCTACCGATGATACAGGTTTTTCAGGTGTTTGTGGTTCCATATCCATTGCCGCATCAGCACCCATTTCTAATCCAGCATCCATGCCTGCTTCTGCACCAGCTTCCGCGCCTAAATCTAATCCAGCATCCATACCTGCTTCTGCACCAGCATCAAAAGACCCTGCAACTTCTTGTCCAGTCAACGCATCTCTTGCTGATTTTAATGCTGCAAATGTATCTTTTAATGTAGTGCTCAAGGTATCTAGTTGCGTTGAAACTTGTTCATTATAAGCATTGGCTTCATTTGCACCAACTTCAGATTCTATTGAATCTACAAGCGCAGGTAATTCTTTTACTTGCATTTGTCCAATATCCTCTAACATTTTTTGTATGGTGTCACAAAAATCTTGAGCAGCAAGTGTAACTTGAGCTTCTTCAACGGCCTCATTTTCAAAAACAATTTTAGCTTTAGGTTGTTTCAATAATTTGTTATAGTGTTCAACTAAAGCTTCTTCCATAAATATTAATCTCATATATTCTGGACTTGAAGTTTGTTGATAATAATTATCAGATTCTTTGATTGTACCAGCAAGACTACGTATTTTTTGTAGCATTTCTTGTGTTTTGTTTTTTGAAAGTTTACTAAAATCTATACCCACATTATAGTTTTCTTCTAAAGCTTTGGTGGCATAAGTTTTTTTATCAAAATCAGTTAATTTCATAGTTTGTTCCTGAAATAAGGTATAATATTATTTATCACTTTTAATTATTATTAAAGTCCTTGTATTGGTAGCTTTTTCCTTGCATAATATAATCGTCCGCTTCTTTTATAAAATTTTTTTTACGGTACAAGTTCTCGGTAAGCTTACTTAAATATACATCTTTTGTATTAATGTCTTTGGACTTTTTTATTAAATTTTTATGAATTTCTATTTCAGCATTTATTGATTCAATCATTTTATCTAAGAATTCTAATCTATTTGATGCAGCAAATAAAGTTTTTTGGCAAAATATACAGTATGTTACAGCATATTTAAGTGAGAAAAAACTCTTGTCTTGGTATGTGTTTTTTACCTTCACTATAAAAGTATTTTGTTCTTTAACGATAATAAATCTATCAAATAAATCAAAAGTTCCATTTTCATTTTGAAAAATTGCAATCTTTGATTGTTGCTTAAATTCTTTTTCAAAAAATTTATTTAATTTCTTAACTTCTATCTTATTCATCATTTATTACCTCAAAATATATATTACGTAATTCATTTGATGTATCTAAGAAATTAGGTAATTTTTTCCATTCTGTACCACAGTGAACCATTGGAATATTGTTACAATCATTATATAAATATCCTAATCTTTCTATCCCATCATCAAATACACTAGCATGTTGTACAGTGAAATCAAATGTCCAACATGGATATTTTTTATTTTCTTCTGATAGAAACATAAACCCAAAATTTTCAAATTCTTCAATTTGAATTTGTTTTGGTTTTGATATGACCTCAGGTTGGCTTCGTAAACTTATTGCCTGTAAAACAGTATCAAAGTTACATTGTGTGTTACGTTTGTATCTCCAATCGACAGGATCAACATCTTCGCTTGGTTTAGAACGATTAATTACTCCACTTTGAGTAATATCAAACAGTGTATAACAACGAATTATATGTGGCATTAATTATTTAACTAATAATATATAACCATAAAAAAAGGCCCATAATTGGGCCTTTTTTAGATGCAAACTAATAATTAGTTTGTAAATGTTGCTGTTGCTGTTACTGTTGATGAACCACCTGTTGCTGTGTCAATAGCAGTTGTTAATGTACCAGTTGTCCAAGCACCTGTAGGATAAACTGCTACTGCTAAAGTATCTGTACCTGTATCAGTGAATTCATAGATATAGATTGTAGCTAATTGTTGAATTGTTTGTACAGCTTGAAGTGCAATAGTTGTGTTGGCTGTAACATCTGCTAAAGTGATGGTAAAAAAGTCAAGTTTTGGACCTTGTGGTTGAACTGTTACTGCTGATGTAACTGCATTAACGCCAGTATTGGTATATGATGGTGCATCTAACCATAATACCTGTTTCATATCTCCATTTGCGCGGGTAAATTGTGCCATTTGAATTTCCTTTTAAGTATGAGCCTTAGCTCTACACTTATTTATGCCAATACTAAAAAAATATGGTTTTGGATTTATTTTTTCATTCTTCCAATAGCATTCAAGCGACTAAACTTAGGTCTGTTAACAAATTTAATACCATGTGAAACGTAACCTTCTTGTCCTAACGTTTTATCGCTTAAGACTCCGGTAACTGGACTATTTGCCTCTGCTTGGTCTAATTGTTGCCATACTGCCATTTTCAATTGATATATAGCTAACCATAGCATAAAAAATGCTTGTATGCCTTCTGTATTATTATCTAAGTATCCTGGAACTGTTTGATTTGTTTTAGGATCAACATGTGTGAATAATGCTGCCTTATGAGATTTTGGCATATTTCTTTGTTTAGCAAAATCATAAAAGTCTTGTGCTAAATTACTTTGTAAATTTCTACCTGTACCATCATCTGTATTAATTTTATTATTAATAAAAACCCCTAGTAAATTGTCTCTAAATGCATCTACAGGTATGGGTGCATTGCTTAAAAATTGATCAACACTTTTCCCATATGCTTGTATAGCTTTATTTACATTAGCTAATGCTTGTGTAGGAACTTGTAAATCTGTCTTTTGAGTAAGCTTACTGGGTAATATAGCAACGTTAGTATTATTTTTTAACTTACCTATAGTCCCGCCTAAACTACTACTCATATCGGTTGGGCTTATTTTTTTGGCTTTACGGCCTTCTTTTTCAGCTAATTTATTTTCTAATTCTTGCTGTTTTAACGCACGTTCAGCGGCATCAGCTGGTAATGTCATATGTACACCAACACCTGCTATTTTATTTGTAATTAATCTACCCAAGTCACTATTTACATCAATCTTATATTCAACTCCATTTGGATTAGCTTTAAAACTATAAACATCACGTACACGATTACCTATTTTTTCTTTTGTAGGAGTCAGTGGTTGACTAAAAAGAAAGTCTCCCCAATAATAACCTTTAGTACCTTGACTTGCACGTTCTAGGTCGTCCCAAATATTTGTTATATAATCTAATAAATTACTACGATCTTTGCCACGTGCTAAATCATAATCTCTAAATTCTTCAGGGCTATGTATATTTCTACCTGATCCATCAGCTTTATTAAACATATGTTTATCTGCAATAATAAATTTACCATCTTTGCCACGACCAAATATCAATGCAGGATAACCGTCCCATTTAATAGTAATGTCATTTGGATTTTCTATTGTAGATATTATAGCATTTTTTGCATCTTCGGCACCCTTTTTACCATTCATGTAAACCCAATCTTCAGGATGTGGTGCATGTCCTCCTTTAAAGGCTTCAGTAATATACTCTAGTTTGTCTCTAAAATATGCTAGTGATTCAGTTATGTTCATTTTTTTTAAGTGACTTGGTAAATTTATCTTGGTCTCTTACCCTAATTGAATTCAAAAGCTTACGCTCTAATACTTCTGCTGTATTTTTATCGTAGTGCTTGTTTATAAGTTCTAATAGATTTATAGCACTGGTAATTATATTTCTAGCCCTATTTTCAATAAGGTGTGAAACATCACGATTATTGCCTATAAGTTCTAATTCTTCTAAAAGGCTTCTAGTTTTCTTTTGCATTAAAATATTTATCGTAAATTATACTTTTGGACAAGTTCGTTTCTGTTTTCAATATAAGTTTCAAGTGCTGTATAACATGCTTTTGGTATATTTTCAATTCCTGTAATATTTTGAAGTATGGTAAAAAGTTTATACTTCCCATTTTCTTTTTCAAATATACTTTGATAATTAATTTCTATAACATTATTGAAATTTGACTTTTTTTCTATAAACCAATTTAATGAATTTTTTTCTTTAAATTTATTATTAATCTTTACAAACAATTCTAATGCTTTTTTGCTAACTACAATTTCAGAATTTTCAGAATTTTTGTACAAACCATTAAAAGTTATTTCTTTAACATCATCTATCGTCAATCTTAATAAAATAATAGTGCTTTTAGCAACGTCTTCATTAATGTTTTCAGAAGAATTAAATGGAAAACAATGTGTGCATATTAAAAAAAGTCTGTTTAATTTATATTCAGGAAGTATATAATGTTTATGATTTATATTATCATGCCAAATCAATCGCTCATAAATATTAAAGTTTGGGTCATACATTCCATGACCTACGTAATATGTATTTTCATGGGCGGAATTATTTTTACTTATAATGATTGGGTCCTCACTCTGATTAATTAATCTATGTACCAAGACGGCTAAAAATCTTCCAGAACTTCCAGGATAAAAACTTATAATAAATTTATTGTTATTCATTTTTTATTAGTAAGCGTATTAAGCAAACTTTTTAATCTAGTTGATTGTATATCCGCTGTTATTTTTTTATTTATAGGATCAACTACTTCATGTACCTTATCATTTAAAGTTAAATTTGGTTTAATTTGTTTCATAAGTTCGTTCGCTGATGGTTGCTGAACATATTTAGCTTTATCTTCTAAATCAGGATCGGTTATGCGTAATGTTTCTACGTTGAATTCAAGTTCTATTTTTTGTCCTACCCCACTACTACTACGTGTTTTCATTAACTGTAATTGATATTGTCCTCGTTCCCGCATATGTCGACTAGTAAATATGCCGAACACGTTATCTGCTGTATTAATTTTACTAATACCACCACTAATATGACTATGATCAAATTCAATTTCATCCACTGCCGTTCTATTCAATTGACTAGCAGTGACTAACAATACATTTAACTCTTTTGCTAAGTTTCTTAATTCTTCACTAACATATTTGTCTTTTACGAATAAATCACTAGGACTTACTTTTGCTCCTACAGGCATTAATAAATCTAAGTAATCAATACAAAGAAAATCTACTTTAACTCCTGTTTGTATTTCAAGTTCTTTTACATAAGCACGTACATCATTTACATTACTTTGTGCAGGGAGATATTTAATTCTAAACTTTCCTGTTTTTTTAGATAACATTTTAATTTTCATTTCAACTGTATCTAATTCTTTAAAAATTTCACGGCTTGGTGTATCAGTCATCATAGCATCAATTCTATGGGCACATAAGCCTTCATTTAATTCAAGTGTAATATATGCTCCATTAATACCTGCAAGTAACCAATTAACTGATAAATTTTGCATGATAAGTGATTTTCCCGAACCAGATCCACCTGCAAATATTTGTAATTCTCCTCTATTAAATCCTCCATATAACTTATTGTCAAGTGTAGGCCATCCTGAACTTATCTGCCCATTATTTGATTTAAGACCTAAAAGTCTTCCTCTAGGATCTGCAAAGTAATCAGTACCCATGTCACGTTGTAAACTAATTTGCACTGCATTTTTAATTAGATTTTCAATTAGACTCCAATTTTTAGTTTCTTTGTTGTCTAATAAATCAACTGACTTATAAATTGCTCTTGTTATTTCTTCCTGTCTTGTAAATATTTCAAATTCATGCAAAAACCATTCATAATGACCATCTGATAATTCTGTAATTGTTTCAACTTCTATACCCGTAGTTGCTTTTATCTGTAAAGGATTAGGCATTGCATTGTAGTCTTTGCAATGATTAATTATAAATTCAACTGCAGGTCTTAAACTTTTATCAAAGTTATTTACATTCATAATGTTCATAACTCTAGTATAAAGCTCAACATTTGTTATCATCATACGCAAAAATAACATTTGTACTTCAACTTTATTAAGTTCGTCTTTAATGTTATTATAATTGTCTTTCAATTCGTCTCCTTTGTAATTCTACCTTTAATTTATTATTTGAAGCATTATTTAATATACTCAAAAATGTAGGAACTTTTCCATATTTTACAACAGCATCATTAACATCTTTAATATTTTTATCCCACTTAGGTATACTAACATAATATCCTAATTCCAATGCTTTATCTATTGTAGCTAGTCCTGCTATATCCTGATCAGGTACAAATATAATCGGTCTGTTTAATTCTTCTAGTAACATTGACTGGTTTTCATTAATAGTATTATGTGTTAATGCACATCCATTTATTGATAATGCGTCAAATATTCCTTCTACTAATATACAAACCTCATACTCTGGTTTTTGAAAATCAATACCAAATACATAACCAGGTTGATTTTCATTTATAAATTTAGGCTTTCTATCATCCAAATATCTACTTGTTCTACCAACAATTTTATTTTTGTAAGTGAATGGGATTATAATACGATTAGATTGACGACCTTCTAGATTTGGAGTTACTAAAAAAGGATAATCATTGTAATTTATCCCACGTTTAATTAGATACTCGATAAATTTTCTATGTTGTTTGTTATTACTGTCAATTAGATCACCTTCATCTAATATGAATTCATTAAATTTAATTTTGTTTTTTTGTTTTTTAATTTTTACCAAATTTAATAAATCTTTATGTTGTGCGCTTTCCAAACTATATTTGTTAATTTGTGCCTCTTCTACACCGCACCAACTAAGTAATTTTTTTGTATTTTTAGTTAAGCTTTTACCTAACATAAACCCACATTTGAAACCACAATTAAAACAATGGTAAGACCAGTTCTCACCATCTTTTTTGATACCACCGCGTAATCTTGTATCAGGTTTATGTCCTCTATTTCCACAACAAATAGCATTAAAGCTATACCAACCACTTTGTGTTAGTTTCTTTTTGCCTGCTATTAATGTAAGGATATCAATCATCATGTAATTATAACATGATACTACGTAAAATAAAAGTATGTTGGATACTTATCTAGCCAATATATTGGTTATAGCGCCTGTATTACTAGTGAATTGCATTCTAACATATGGATGGTATCCACTAATTGTATAACCTTTGGTATCACTATTATTAGCATAAGCAGCGGTAGTAATAGGATACCAATCTCCATTTACAATTGTTGACCCTTCAATTAATACATCACCATTATACTGGTAAAAACTAGTTTGAATAGTAAGTATTGGATTGTCTTCTGTATTAATAACACTACTATAATAAGTATTAGCGTTTGGTAATACATTTGAAATGCTATTATTAGGATCAAGGTTGGGAAATGGTTGTCCAGTAGGAATAGTTACATTACTAGATGGTACAAAACTAGGAAGTACACTATTAACAATATTTAAATCACCCCTTGCGCCTGCATTTTGATCAACAAACACAGGGTAGTCAAATTCTCCAACTGGTATTTCAAGTGAGTAGTGTGCTAATTGTGGTATAAAATCTTCAATATCAGCAGCATTAAGTTGAATCGCTGCTATACCAGTTGCAGGTAATTGTAAAGTTAATGCTTTTTGTAACAATACTTCTGTGCCATTGTTATTAATAATTCTAAAGGTAATAGATTTACCTGTAATATCAACTGGTTTTTGTTCTTGATTTAAAAATTGAAATTGTATTTGATTGTCCACACCTTTATGCAAGGTTAGTGTTTTGGCATAAACTGGCATATATCTCCTCGCAGATGTTCCTGATATTAAGACAACAATTTGTCTTTGAGTGTAAATGAAAACTGATGTACTGTACACAAATATTTTCCTCTGTTGTATTTAGCAGGAAAATATTAATTTATATAAACGGGCAAATTAGATTAAATAAAAACTGTTACATAAAATTTATGGTTAAAAACGACTTTTTTAAAAAACTTTCAGAACTACATCCATTTATAACAGTTTGTTCCTATGCAAATCAAGATTATGTAGGAATCATTCAAAACAGAGATGATATGGTTACGACAATATACGATTATGGTAGTATAATAGATCCATTAACTAAATCAAAATTTTTAGAATTAGGGGATGTTTGGTGGTGGGAAAGTAATCGCTTAATACCAATCAACTTATTTTTAAAAGACGAATGGAGTATATTTAAACCATATCTTAAAACATTTATGAATAAAAGTTTGCAGATTGTACATGGCCCTATATGTAGTATGAATGAATTGCATAAAAGACGTAGTAAAAGACGTAGCATTACATTAGTAAAAAGAATTATTTAAGTTTTTTTCTACGTTTTTTTGCTAAATTTAAACTAACTCTACTAATCTTAGTATCAAAGCATATTCCATCTAAATGTTCTAATTCATGTTGATAAACTCTTGCCATTAAACCATTCAAGGTAACTTCCTTAACTGTTCCATCAACTTGATAAAATCTAACATCTATTTCTGACGCACGATTAACATTTAACCATAAATTTGGAAAACTTAAACAACCTTCTTGGTCTTTATGTAGGCCTCTATAGTTAACTATAACTGGATTAATACAAGCAACTAATAAATCTTTATTTCCCATTATAAAAATTCTACTATTAATTCCTACCTGTGGTAGTGCTAATCCTATACCATTATTTTCAAACATGACTTTTGTCATTTTTTCTATGATTGGCATAGGATCACCATCTATGTCAAAGTCATAATCTATACACTTTGTTCTAAGTATTTCACTGTTTTCGTTAACTAATTCCATTATTTTCTTCTAATAAATTCATATGTACTACAACTAAATGTGCATAGGCAATAGCATGACTTTTCTTAAATACATATTCGTCTTGGTTCTTATCCCATATTGTTTTAGCAATTTCTGAATAAGATTGACCTAACAAGTGTCTTTTACCAGGACGTATTACTGCTAAAAACATTGCTAGTCTTGTTATAGAATTTACTGGTTCAGGCATTCTATTTAGAATATCATATTGATTATTTAAATGTATTAATTTTTCAACAAATTTTCTATGTTTTAAATTATCCCAATTTGGTTCTTTCATGAGTTTTATTAAGTGATCATTATCTTTTACAAGTCCATAAACATGAACATTTAAGAAGTCTAATTTAAAATAACCTCTATCTTCAGCAGATTTATAATCTAATGCTGATAAGTCATTTATTGGATCATATGGAATATTTGTTACATAAATACCAGTAGGATGTTTTTTAATTGTTTTATCATTTCTAATGCTAGCAGGTATGTGATTTATTATTTTTAATATGTCATCACGGTTAGCATAATCAATATCAATGTCACCTTTAAAATTCATATCAATTTTAATTTTTTATATGCCTGTTGTACAACTATAACTTGTCTCTCTGCATCTTCAATAGCCTTATGTGTTGTTTTATAAGAACCACTGTTTAATTTTACATTTGCTATTTCATACAATGTTCTAGTATCACGTACAGTATAGAATGGCCATGGAATAGGATTAGGATATTCTGTAAGTGTTTGTCGCATACCAGTTTCACAAGCCACTATATCAAATGCTGCTCCATTGCTCCATACAGCACGACGATTCCAACAAAATTTATACAATGTCTCCATACAATGTCTAAATGATGTACGCCCATTATCTCCTAAAGCTTCTTCAAGTGCTGCTGTACTTTGTTCACTCCACCATCTTAATGTATCTTCATTAATAATTCTATGATATATTTCTGTTTGGTCTTCTATAGTAGGACGTAGTTCTAACTTTTCTACGATTCCATTTTCTCTAGGGTTAAACGACACTGCACCGATTGTAAGAATGGTGCAAAATGGACTTGTATCAAGTGTTTCTAAATCTATCATTACATCTAGTGTCATTCAAATATTACCTTAAAATAATATATAGCTATTAATTATTGCTATCCCAAATATTGTCTAATACTTTTACCTCACTTATTATATTACTATCTAAGTAATTAAGCAACAGTGCAGGGCGAATCATATCAGCATCATTTGGCATACTACTATGCAATAGTCTGCAATTATACAATAATATATCCCCTTTATTAAGTTTAGGGCGTATACAATGTTGCATAAAATAGTTATCATAATATCCTTGATAACATAGTTTTATACTAAAGTCTTTCAATTGACTACTAGGAACTAAGCCTGTAGCACCATTATTTTCATCAAGATCAAAAAATGGAATAATACATTGTATACCTAATAACTCTTTATTATAATTATACTTTTTAAAACGATGGGGTGTGTCAATATGTGGATTGACCCAAGTGCTTTTTGGTTTTAAAAAAACAATATCACTTGCATAAAGTAAAGCACTTTTTAAATATTTAAAAACTTCGTATTCAACTAGTTTATTAATTTGCTGTACTTCATACCAATCTGTTACAAGTTGACTCCACCAAACGCTTATATCTTGTAAATCCTTGATATTTTCTTTTTCAGCATATTGTTTAAGTGAACTACTAGCACGTACAGGATATGTTGTATCAAGCTTATTATATAGGTCGTCCAATATATTATAAGGAATTAAATTATTGACAATTACATATCCAGACCCTTCTACTAATTCATTCATAATAATTTTAATTTATAAAAGGTATAATTTTTTTCATCAGTAAACACAAATTCTACTTTTGCTTTATAATCTATTTCAGTAGGTCTATAATATTTCCAAACAAAATCTTTGTCCATAAGTAATCCATCGTTTATTAACATGTCTCTATAACCCAAAGCTTCATAAACTGAATTAAGGTTACATATAATAAGTGATTTTACCAATTGGAGTTTTCTTGATTACTTTCTTCTAGTCTTGTGTAATTTAAAACATTACCCACACCATATTGAGCCTCACCTAATATTTTTGCAGCATAATCATTTTCAGCATAAACAATTGTATTTGCTGTTTGATAATCATTTAATCTTACCCATAATTGATATTTGTACATAAATATTCCTATAACCATCTTAACATAAATTTTAAATAATCTCGTTCATATCTAAACCGTACTTCAATACCTTCACTAATTACTCTCCATCTAGCATGCCGAATAGGTAATTCTATGTTTATACCTAACCAATCCAACATATCATAGTATTTAGATATAGTAAAATTATCTAAAGGTATTATTATGCCATACCACTTTGATTGTTTTTCATCAAAGTTTTCAATTGGCAACTTATACATAATATCTATATATTAACTAACGCAAAATGTATAGCATCCTTTTCACACCTAAAATTGAAATCCATATAATCTTCGGTTGAGTAAGTCGTAAATTTATCTCCTTGCATTCCAAAATTTTCTATAGCCCATATACATATGTCATCCCATTTAGTGATTGTATCATAATTTTTCCAATATATTCTTATCGAATATTTAAAGTCAGTAACCATTTTCTTGTAATATTTGTTTTACTGTAGATACTTCATCTGTATTTCTAATAAATTTTAATGCCCAGGCTTCAGGATTAATGTAATCAACAATTAATTTTACTTGAGATTCATCTAGTGTATCTAAGAATTTTGTCCCACTTGAAGATTGATATAACATCCATGGACTTATTTTTCCTTTTGTTATGTTATAACAAATTTTATTAAAATTTCCATACCTTAAAATGTCTTTACTTAATATTCCTTGTTGTTCTGATAACATATTACATGTTTCAAAACTACGATTTATTGCATCTAATGGATTTTCTCTTAGCAAATAATCTTTTATAAAATCAGTGTAAACACTATCATTACACCAAGTATGTATTTTAATATTGTTTTTTAATAACCAATCTAAATATCGATTTGGTTGCACAACGTTTACATCAACACAATAATTTCCAAATTTTACAAAAGCTATATACACACTACTTTTTATAAAATCCGTATAGTCACGTTTTTTTGAATTTGTATTTTTACTTAGAAATTCTACCCAAGCTTGATATCCTATGCGATTTCCGTGTTTGTCTTTATCCTGCCATCTACGCTTTTGTTCACATACATGATTATAAATAGTAGATTCACGTATAAAACTTCTACCACAAAAATCACAACTTAGCTTTTTAGTTTCCTCTGTCTTTTTCATACTGCAAAATGTCTTCATCTGTTATGAGTGAATTTAATGTATCAATGTCTTCTAATTTAAGTGTTGGATAAATTTCAGCAATGTAAAATTTACGTTTTTGATTTTTTACATAGTCCCTAGCTAAATTATCAATAGACTCAACACTAAGTGTTTTATATATCTTTTTATAATAATCTAATAAATCTTGTTTTTTAGCTGACTCTTTTAATAAAGATATACGTTCTTTTATATGAGGAATAAATTGATGAAATTGTTTTCCCAATCCTGGACTGGCAGCACATAACATAAGCCACTGAAGTTTTGGAAATTTTTGAACATTTTCATTGAACAAATATTTGTTTGCATGGTATTCTGTACTTAATACATAATAACTTTGCAATTCAACATTACCTTTTACACAACTCATCCATAATATTAACAAATATGGAACAAATTTTCGCTGTTGTTCGGTAGTTAATCTATCGTAATAAGAGTAATCTTTTTTATCCAAAGCATTTAGTGCTTCAAATAAATCAAAATCAATCTTAGAAAACTTTTCTTCACTTGTTAGTTTTTTACTTGACATATCAAAAAACCATTGAATAATCTACAATCTCACAATTACGACTTATTTCCTTTACAAAATATACACATCTAGGTTTATTACCATCGTCAATTGGAACACATAAAAACTGTCCGTTTCTTAGTCTGGGAGCGTACCAAGTTACATCATGGTAGATATCAACTATTTCAATAGGTAAAAAAGAAGGACTAAATGATGATAATGGATTAAATTCAAATGCACTAAAACCCCTATCATTGATACTTGTAAGTGGTAATGTTTCTAGGTCTCCGTGATCTTTTTCACCAATTAATATTTGCCAATCAACTGGCATTTTTATTTTACTGTTTCCAATTTTTAATACCAGTGCAGGAGAACTGAATGATTCTAAAAATATTAGTGGAATATAATGGTAATCAACATTTTGTGGATTACTATTATCCAAAATAGCAAATCTAACATCGTCTACTTCCTCAGGAAGGTTCTCTAAATTATATTTTGTATTATCTAATAATAGTATATTCATGATTATAGTTTATCATTTTTCTTCTTTGGATGCAATAGATTAGGGTTTAATTTACATTTATTTTTTAAAATACATTAAATTATTAAATGTTTATACCTATCTAAAAAAGTGTTATAAGTAAGTATACCTTGTATATCAGTATCCAAAACTAATGAAAATAATAATCTTGTGTTTTCAATATTTTCAACACTATGGTAATATTGAACATTATAGGCATGCCAAGTTTTTATTGGTATACAGGTTTTAAAATTTATTTCTAAATCCTCGTATCTTGCGTCTTGTGCTTTTGATAAATCTAAATTAGTTCTTCCAGTTTTATAGATGACTGTTTCAACATTACATCCTCCTGATTTCATTAAATAATTTATAGCTATTAACCTTCTACGATCACAGTGTGGGGGAATACATACAGTACCATTACCATATACATTTTTCAGTTTTCCTATTATTGCAGTAAAATTACAATTAAAATAAGATGAATAAATTTCGTTCAATTCCAATTGCATATCATTAGGTAAAATAGCATTAACTCTACCATAAACATGGCTGCCAACTCGGATAGAATTTCCATACCATGACTGTACTCCATTCATACCTATTAGGTCATCAGGAACTTCTTCACTTATTAATAATGCTTGATTAAAAATATGTTCAGGTAATTGTGGAATATTCAAATATACCATTTAAAATTTTTTATGATTTTATAATAAGGTGATTATATTTTTTATAAAATGATTATAGGTGACAACTTTTTCTTTATCACTCAATATAAGAAAAAACACATATCGGTCACTTTGTAAGTTTTCTACACTATGAAATTCATCAGCATTAAAGCAATACCATTTATGAATCGGAACACATTCTCTAACATCTACTATAAGATTTTCATAATAAATTATTTTGTCATTATAGGGATTATTTATATTTTTTTTTGTAATTGTATTGTTACTTATTTTTTTACTATAGGTAACCGTTTCTACATGATCTCCACCTGGAATAATTAAAAAATTTATACCTAAACATCTATTTTTGTCCCTATGTGGAGGAAATGAACAGTTTATACTATGAATGTTTGAAAATTTTCTAATACAAAAATTAATATCCTCAGAAAAATATTCCCTATATAAATTTTTTAATTGTTTTCTTGTATTATAACTAAATACATTACCTAATGCTTCATATTTACCAATTTTTTGGTTATTGTTAAATTTCAAGGCTTTCGTCATATTTAAGAAATCATCATATTGTTTATTATGTATGAGATTTTTATGTTTTTTAGCAGCAAATAAGCATTCTTGGATTGCGTTTTCAGGTAACATTGGAAGATCTAAATAAACTAAACTCATAAGTAATTCAACTTTTCTATTGTAAACGGATACTTAGCTTCATTATAATAAGATTTACGCTGTGTCAAATGACGTTTTGCAAACTTACAATTACTTGTTATATCCCAGATTTGTACGAAGTTTTTATCTTCTGCTTTTCTAATACCTCTTCCAATACTTTGGATAACTCTAACAAAGCTTTTTCCGGGTTCCAAAAGAACCAAATTAAAAATCCTAGGAATATTAATACCCACACTGGCCACACCATAAGTCGCCACAATAACCTTGTTATCGCTAGTCGCAATTTCATCGTATTCTTCTTTTCTTTCTGTCAATTTAGTTTCTCCACTTACGAAAACACTGTTAGGTATTTTTGTTACTAAGTCTTTACCTGCCATTACTCGATCTATAAGAATTAATGTATTCCCTGTCTGTTTTATTTTATCAACTAATTGAGCAATAGTATTTATTCTATTTTGATTTTCTAGTAAGTGTTTTAATTCAGTATGATAATTTGTAAACTCTAAATTGTCCTGTAATTGTACGATATTAACATGACATTGTGCTAGCACACCTTTGTCTTGCAATTCACTTGCACTAAGCTTACCTATTACATTACCTAATGATACATATAATGCTTGTGCTTCATATAATGCTTTTGGTATAGTACCAGTAAGTCCCCAACGTATAGGAACTTTACTAAACACTCCTGTTAATAATGTTTTAAGGGCATCAGCTTTTACCATGTGTACTTCATCAACCATTACACATACAACATCTTCTATGAATTCGTGTATTGTAAACTCAGCGGTACCAGATTGTGTGTCTTTAAGTAGATTATTTAAACTTTGCCATGTACATATCGTATGTTGTTTATTAAATTCTTTGCGATCACCAAAATATACACCAACATCAAGTCCTACATTACGATAGTCATCTTCGGTTTGTGTAACAAGACTTTTATTCGGTACAATAATAATACTACGACCATAATCTTGTACACTATAGCTAAGTGCAGCAGTAGTAATTGTTTTACCTGCTCCAGTAGCAACTTCTTGTATTGATTGTGGATTAGCTAAAAAGTTATTAATGACCTCAATTTGATAATCACGTAATACGATTGGTTCATTTTCTTTTGGATGACCTTTTGGCCATTTATACTCTATAAACGTATGTTCGGACACTTTGCATAAGTTGAATTCTTGTGTGTATGCTCGTTGGTCCTCAAGTGTAATATTATATCCAGTTTTTTCCAATACAGGAAGTATTTCGGGAAGTAAGTTTATATATGTGCTTCCCCCTAAACTAAAGTAACTTACTTTACCATTCCATCTACCTAGTCTGACACTTGGACTATATCTAGCTCCAGGCTTTTCATACTCAAACATCTTCATCAATGTTTTTCGTTCAGAAAGTTCTAAGCCTTCAATCTTAACATTTACTTCATCTTTAATGACTAGTTTACATTGTCTCATATTCAATCTACCGAAAAAATAATCTGTTTTTTAATGTTGTATAAACTTTTTTTCATTGCAGTTGATTGTGTATGAAATTGTAAAAGTACTGGATAATTATAATTATGTGCTAGAGTAATATCAGAGTACCTATATTCTGATAAAGTTTTAATAGCCACAGAGTTTTTTTGCAATTCAGTATTTATGATATTTTTTTCAACAACCTTGTAAAAGCTTTTACTGAAAAAAATTACATCACATTTAATTTTAATTAACCAATCAATAATTTTATCATAGTTATCAATATGACACTCATAGTTAAATGAATTAGCGAACCTTAATTCTTCATTCAATAAACTTTCGTGAATTTTTATACCATATTCACCCAAAGTTTTAGCAGTTAACATGTCAAGTTTTAATTTCAAATTTTTGGTTGCTAAATATAATGGTTGGTTACAAGCAGCAATATAATAATGTGTTCCTGTTTTATACAGTGTTGGATCGTATGTATAGCTTAATTTATGATTTATGTCGTCTAATAACTTTAAAGATACCTCGCATAACTTTACATCACTGTAAAACTTTTTTGCAACTGAACATATAAATTTAAATGAGTGGGTACTAAATTCGCTAATATAAAGTTTATTTTCTTTATCCCATATAAAATAATTATGTTTTTGTTTTCTAAAATATTCAAGGAATTTTTTATTAAAAGGATTTCTAAAAAATATTTTGTTGTCTATTATCTTAATATAGGTCTGCGTAAACTCGTTGCTACTAGGAATGATTTGTGTATAAGCAAAGGGTAATTTAATTAAATCCATGTAATTAAGTTGATTTTTATTTAATTGTTTTTTATATTTTTTGATAATAAAGTTTAACAAGTTTTCTTGATTCTTTGTAAGTTTTTTTGATCCAAAAGTAATAATATAATGTAGGTTTGAAACAAAATGCAAATCAGTTTTAGACAGTCGCATAACACCTGAGTTCAGGTATATAATTACATTTTCTTTCGTAGTTAATGAATAGTACATTAAGTAATTATAACATGGTTAAAAAACTAAGCAAGTATAAAGGCAAAAAAAGGGAGCAATTGCTCCCTATAAAAACTGTATAAAACTATCGTTTCATAACAGTAGACTCTGCTAGAATCTTCCAGTTAGTTTCTGACACTTTAACCAAGTCTGCAATTTTAAGTGCCATACGCAATGAAAGTTCACGCAACTTATTCTTGTTAGTTTCCATAAAGTTAAGAATTTCTTCTTGACGTTCTTGGGTAAAGAAATAATCCTTAAACAATCCACCATCGGTATCACGATGAACCTGCTTGATACGCAAGATTTTATCACGCTCGGTGTCAATTGTAAGGTCCAAAAAGTGACAACGACTTTGCAATGCCTCAAGATGGTCTTGCAATTTTTTACTCTTAAGGTTCTCAAACTTCAAGTTGGTAATAAAGATTGCCGAACCCTTAAACTCAAATTGATCGGGTACACCTTCACGGCGTAGCATAGCACTATCACTATTCCAGCAAATACGCCGACGTTTTCCTGAATCAAGTGCAGCCTTAAGAATATTAAGTGCAAGGTCATCTTGAAATACTGAATCGCAGTCATCAAAGACAAGGACATTTTTAGGATCACTGTATTTGTGTAGAGTGCAATACAGACCAATTGGAGTCATTGCACCCTTAACAATTTCAAAACGAACACGCTTGCCTGCAATTTTGTCAAACATTGCAGCCTTTTCAAGTTGCATTTCAACACCAAAAGATTTACCTACACCTGGGGGACCACTTACAATCATGGCCCTAATATCACCATTAATACAAGCCTTACTCATTTCATCTAAAATGCTAAATCTTGTAGCAATTCGATCCATTGCTTGTTCATCAGATTCGGTAACAATTGGTTTAGAAAATTTTACAGTATTATCCAAATTACTTTCTCCATCGACATATTCAATATCGCTAATATTATCTACTTTAATCTTTATGTTGTCAATATTGACTGGAAACATACCTTTATTTTTTACTGTTACATAATTACCCTTTACCCCTTTTGTAAACCCCTTGACAAGAGTAAATTTAGTGTTTACAACTGATAAATTACGATATGTACCTGAAATTATACGAATCGTTGACATTTACTTGTTCCTATGTAGCAGTTTCAATACTATGTATTATACACCCAAAATCATTTAATGTCAACCTAGGCTAATATCCAATCATCTTCATTTTCCAAAACCACTGATTCAGACCCATCATATTCATGTATACGAAACTTGGTTCCAATTGGCACCCAGCGTATAGCTAAATCCATTGTACCACCAATTGTAGGGAGATCCTCAGTTTTTACCCCATATTTGGTCTCTAGATTGGGGTAATCTCCTACTTTTCCATTTAAAACCCAAGTTACAACTTCAGGATCAAATAGCAGTTTTTCAGCCAGTTCAGGAAATGCCCAACTAGACCATCCAGACCCGAAACCTGGGCTATATAATACCGCTACTTTATTATCACATACCACACGCCCTGCTAAAATATAAAGAGAATTTGTCACAATTAAACCAAGTCTACTTGAACATCAATCTCGACCTGTTTACTATCATGGTCATATACTGACATGCGAGTACCAAAACCACTTGGACGACGGTCTGCAGGTAATGCCTGATCGAACCCAAGCGAGGTTAATGCTGAAGTTACCGCAATACGTTGGCTATGAAAGCACATATCAAAAGCACCACGAACTGTGGTGTAGAAACCAACACCATTGACAATAACACGGATTTTTTGGCTATTGTCAAGACCAGTAATCAATCGCTTTGTACGCATCACAATCTCCTGAATTTCAGTATACCGTTAGTATATCATTAAACCCATTTATTGTCAACCTAAAACAATTACCCTAGGATCGGTATCATTGTCTAAAAAGCAATTTCCTTGGATAGGGGCAGTAAAATAGTCTGTAGTAAACTTACGATCCTCACTACCTAGCCAAACACGCTTGATAAACTTAGCCCTAAAAGTGCCGTCAAAATGTATCCCTGTGACTTTTCCAATCATGTAGCAATCTTGTATACCTTGAAAATCTAAAGACTTAACAATATCACCAATTTTCATTGCTATCTCCATCAAGCAACTGTCAATAATGCTATTATACTACCAAGCCCATTTATTGTCAAGCCTTCAAAATATCATAGATTCGGCTATGAATCATGTCCATTTCACTCTGGTCTACATAAAAATCAGTGCGAGGATCGTAGTAAAGACCCTCAGTATTGTCATAATACAACACCCGTCCTGAGAAATTAAAGGGTCCTTCTAGTCCTTTACGTGGACCATATTTATTACGCATTTCATCCATTTGGAACTTATCTGCGACAATCTTGTGACCCATCAACTTCTCCTGTTTGTCAGTATTTTTGTATTATATAGAGTTATCCATTTATTGTCAACTATGTTTAATTGCTAAAAAAATGTATTTGCTATTTCTAGGAGTCCAATTTTTACCTTGAGGCCCACATGATTTATTGTATTCCCCTCTCATTGTGCTACAATAACTAAAATAACCTGGAGTTACTTTTCCAAAAACAGGATCATAAACAGGTTCATTATAACTACTAGGTATAGTACAACGAAAAAAAGCACTTTCACGTAACAGTCTAGCTATAAACGAACCACTTGCATGTTTACAATCTTTACACTTTAATTCAGTATTATAATTAGTCATTTATTCCTCATAAAACTAAAATATAACAGGATCTTAAATTATTGTCAACTTATGAATTTATATTTGCTTAGTGAATAGTATTCAATATCCTCATGAGTTTTTCTAAAGAAAATTCCATCAATTGTAAGTTGTTTAAAACTTTCCAATATTGGAAGTAAAGGGTTTTCTACTGCAAAAGCCATGCAAATAATATTCATGTTGTCATCATGATACCAATATTCAGCACGTTTTAATGTTTTTCTTGACCTTATCGTTTTCCCTATGTAAGTTATTTTTTTAATTTCGCTAACATAATTTGTATTACATTTTGGTAAAATTTTGTTATATGGACTTAATAAATTTTCAACCTTTGTATCATAATCATAAAAATTAGGTAAACTATAAGCAATTTTGATATATTCTTCTTTAAATTTTTTATTATCACCATGAATATAATCGTTTAAATCTTCACGAAACTTAGTTAACTTGATTCCTTTAAGTTTCCACAACATTATTTTTTTGCTGTAATAATTACGTATACTATTAGCATGTTCTCTATCTTTTTCTGTAACAAGATCAAACAACTCTTTATTTAATAAATTACCTGTATAAAATGTTGTTATATTATTCTGTTTATTTCTACATTTAAAAGCAGCAACGCTTACAGCCAAAATATCTTCTTCAGTTTCTATAATTTCGTATTTTTTAATATGCGAATTTTCACCTAACAATAAACCATTATTCCAGTTTAAATTTAAATTTTGTAAACTTAAATTTTGTAATCCTTTTACACCACTACTACCTCCACCACTGCCTCCGCCCCCTATTGCAATAGTATAAGCTTGTTGTGTTGTACCTGCATTTATAGGCATCAACGATTTATAAAGATTAGCCAATTGATATATCCTCCATTCCTGATACTCTAAGACGTACAATGTGGCCCATTTGCCACTGTTTTGCTTCAAGACCTTTTATAATTCCTAACCATTTATTGCGTAATAGTGCTACTTCATTAATTAAAACTTCAAAATCAATTACTTCATCCTCACCATCAACATACTTTTCGGCATCACGGCTAGTTAATGCTCTATTATACGCTTCTAAATATTTTTGAAAATGTTTTCGGCGAATTTTTCTTAATTTGATATTAAGATAATTTAATACTGCTTCTACTTCTTGCAATTGGTTAAAACGATGTTCTGTGATACCAGGTAAATTAGCAATGCTTTTTTCTACATTGCCATAAACTTTTACTTCTTGTTTAGCAGATACTAATTCTGATTCATAATGTACAATAAAATCTGGTATAACACTTAAGTCTTGCGTTATTTGTGTGTACCAATTCATTGATCACCATTCTTCGTGGTCTTCTTCCCAATCTTCATAATCTTCTTCATCTATTTGTTCAGTTGTAAAATAACTTAATGCTGATACAATTTCTTTATCTCCACGAAATGCTTCTTTAATTTCTTCAGCATCATAATCATTATCAACCAATAAATTAACTAATGTATCAGCAGCATCACCTTTGTCAGCCAATTGGATATGTTGGCGTAATGCGTCCCAAACCTCTGCTATTAAATTTAAACTCATGTTATTTTTCTCTTAAGTTTTGCCTTATGACTAGGATTATTTATTCCTTTTATTGCTTCCCCTTGATTCAAAGTTTCTCTCACAGTTCCTTTACCTGTATCCAAATCAAAGCCTTGCCAGCCAGCACATTTACCTCTTTTAGGAATCCAACCTCCTCTAATCGCAGCTTTCATAGTATTAGAAGAAATATTTTTTGATTTACAAAATTCATCTATACTACCATGAAATTCAAAAACTTCATTATTTGGAGAAATTAGTTTCCAGTGTTTTGATTTGTTATTTTCAGGTCCTTTTCTTGATCTCCATGAATCTTTTTTTAATTTACGAACATCTTTCATGGTATTACTAATTTTATTAATAACTTCATCAAATCTTGTGTAGTTATTCCTTCCACCTTTATCAAGATTTATACATAAAGGATCATTTAATGTGCTTTCAGTTATATATTTTGCTTCTAACAAATTCATCTCTTTCCATGAAAAACCAAAATCTAAAATTTCTCTTATTAAATTTTCTTTACCTTTAGATTTTAAATAATCTTTTATAATTACTCCTGAACCAAAATACAAAGGATCAAGAGTATTATGACTTATAATTTTATGTTGTCCAATATAAAATTTACCGTCAGGTAAAATTGTTTTATAAATAAAACCGTACGCTTTATTGGCTATGCTCATCGGTTATAATATCATGTTCAATGTTGTGTTGTTTTTCAAAATTTTCCATTAATTTATCTAAACAACCATTTTCGTTTGATTCCCAGCCTTTTCTGAAGTATTTAACAATTTCCCCATCTGGAGTTGTAAATGCTAATCTATTTCCATCTTTAGTAAGCAACCCTTTTGTTTCAGCTAGATCAACTAAACCTGAATGGGGATTCATTCCTGTAGTATATGGAATTTTAATCTGTACACTTTCAAA